TCAGCCCCAGCCGACGTCCCCGGCGGGCGTGGGGGTCGGCGACGGGAACGACGTGGGCGCGGGGGCCGGAGCCTGGCCCGTCTCGCTCACCGGGGCGGGAGGGTGCCCGGCGTCGGCCGCCGCGGTGGCGGTCACTCCTACGGCGGCAGCAAGGCCCATCAGTACCGACGCGGTGAGCAGTCCGATCCTGGATCTGGCCATGGGTTCCCCTTAATCGAAAGCACGTTCGCTTCCCCGTTGCTCTACGTAGGCTCCCATGACGACACGGTGACACCAAGGGGCTCGCCGTGCTGAAATCCGCATGTGCGGGTTTCTGTGTCACGCCAACTGGGGGAAATGTGAAAGAAGTTGGGCAAACATACCCACCTCTACTCGCGGAGACGGCCGCAGAAACCTACCGGGCGGTCTCAGCTGGTGCCCCACCCGACGAAACCGGGGTCGCCGACCTCGTCGGACTCGGACTTGTCGCACCCGACCCGTACCACCCGGGCGGGTACATCGCCCACGACCCGCGCGCCGTCGCTCAGAACCTCATGACGGCAGCCCTCGCCGATCTCGCCGCCGCCGTTGACCGCATCGGACAGATCCCCGCCGTCGAGGCGCTCGCGGCCGACTACGACCCGCATCGCTGGTACGGCGGCCCCGGGTCCGAATACCTCGGCACGCCCTCACTCATGAACGCCCGGATCCTCCCGCTCACCGACGCGGCCACCATCGAGGTCTACAGCTCCCAGCCCGGAGAGCCGGCCGACCGTGACCCCGGCATCCTCCGCGCGGGCGCCGAACGCACCGCCGCCGCCTGCCGACGAGGAGCCCGCGTCAGGTCGCTGTACAACGCCCGCGCCCACGAGCACCCCCAGACCCGGGAGCACATCGACGGCCTGGTCCAGGCCGACGTCGAGATCAGGGTGATCGGCGGGCCGTTCCCCCGCCTCGTTCTCCTCGACAGGGCGCACCTGTTCATCGACAACCTCGTCGTCGAGGGGGCCGAGGCTCACTCCGGCTGGCACGTCTCCGACCGGGCCGCGGTGATGTGGGCGCGGATGGTCTTCGAGCTGATGTGGGACCGTGCCACCCCGTGGCAGGCCCTGGGCCGAGCCACAGAGGGCGCCGTGACGACGGCCCGTCAGCGGGCCATCCTGCACGAGCTGGAGGCCGGGTACTCCCAGCAGCAGGCCGGCCCTCGACTCGGGCTCGCGGAACGCACGGTGACGAAGGAGCTCGCGGCACTCCGGGACCAGCTCGGCGTCCGGACGCTCTACCAGGTGATGGCCTGGTGGGGGCGTTCACCGGAGCGTGAGCTTCCGTAATTCGCACACGGTGTCACGACTCTGTGTGCACCCGGTCTACCCCCTGTAGATCGAGGTTCGCCGTGCGTAGAGTGCCTGGTGGGGAGACGGTGGATATCCCCCGCCCCGTCTGACGCCCATCCCCAGACAGGCCCGGCCCGGATGCTCGGGAGGCTCCGGGTCGGAACGCGCCCCCCTGCCGAAATCACCGGCAGGGGGGCGTCGTGCTGCACACAGTAAACCGCCCCACCCCGCGCGAGGGATGGGGCGGCGCACCCCGGCCATATCTGACCGAGGAGGTGCGGTCGATGTCGGACGCCCGTCACAACATGACCGCACGCCTGCTCATGATCCGCAAATTTACCTGACCAGGTAAAGACATCGGATCATGATCGTCTGAGCGTTGAGGGGTGACGACCGACCCGCCCCCGGACTGGGTGCTCCCCAGACGGGAGCAGATCGGTCGACGACTCCGCGACCTTCGCGAGGACCGCGGGCTGACGCAGATACAGCTCGCCGAACGGGCCGGCCTCGACCACAAGACCATCCACCGCATTGAGTACGCGACCAGCGACCCCAGCCTGACCATGCTGCTCCGCCTGGCGGCCGCCCTCGACATCGACCTTGCCGACCTCGTCGCCCGGCAGTGGCCCGAGGGTCAGCCGTAGAGCTGAAGGCACCGGTCACACTGCTGCCGATCCTTGTCAGTGATCCGGACGTAGCCCCCGCAGATACAGAACGGGCGCAGCACGGCGGCGATGACGCGCCACACGCGGCTCACACCGGCGGGGTGCCCGGCGGCGACGGCGTCGGCGGCGGGTTGGGCAGCGGCGGTCCCTGATCCGGCGGCGTCTGCGGCGACCCGCTCCCGTGCCGGCCCGCCTCGATCCGGCGCTCCGTCAGCCCGTAGATGCCGAACGGCGGGAACAGGTCGACGCGCCGCGGGTAGCCGCCGACCGCGCACGGGCGGCAGAGCAGATCCGTGTCGGCATCGGTGACCCGCACGCCGGCAACCGGGCTCACCCAGCAGGCCTCGCAGATGGTGACCGCGGTCGGCGACAAGGTCGTCGTCATGGGCGCCGCCCGGGGGATGTGCTGGGGCAGTTGTCGGTGGTACGCATGGTGGTGCCTCCGTCCTGCTGGATGGGTGGTGGCCCGCCCCGGCGCGGTCCTGGCAGGGAATGAGCGGCCGGGGCGGGAGTCTCAGCGGTCCTTCCGCCAGGCCCGAGTGAGTCGGGCGGCGGTCGCACACGGGGCTCCGTTCGCCCGGCAGGCAGGGCACGTCATGGTGTGCCCGAGGAGCGTGCGGTAGGCGCTGTCCGGCTGCGCCCGCTCGGCGGCCCTCACCGCGTGGCCCGCTCGGCGCAGGCGGTGGCCTCGAAGCACTCGCGGGGGAACCAGCTGTACGCGGCGCCTGATGGGGGCACTACGCGCTGCTCGCCGAGGTCGACGCCCAGGCCGACCCCCAGGGGCTCGCTGCACCAGACGCAGCGGGTTCCGCGCTGCTGCGGCTCGATCATGTCGCTGACCGGCGGTAACTCGCGTACGGGCACGGCCGCCTCCCGGGTCGTCGAAGTGGTTCTCAGACCGTAGAGAAAGCTGTTTCTCGGAACCTGGGATGTTTCTCGGTGTTTCTCCGGTGGGCCCGGCTGTTGCTCCGGGTTTCTCAGAAGCCGATCGCGGCCCGCGCGCGGGCGATCACGGCGTGCGCCGCGCGCCCCGTCACCGCCCCGTCGGCGAGCCCGTCCCAGACCTTCGCGTACAGGGCGATGTCGTCGGCGGAGTCCAGCCACATCTCCGTGTGCCACGTCTCGGCGATGACCAGCCGGTCATCGTGGATCCAGAAGTCATCGCCCACGCCGATCCGCACATCGGCGGTGAGCGGGATGACGCCCAGCTCCACGGTGCTCAGCCCGTTCACGGACATCAGCCGGTCCAACTGGTCGGCGAGGACGGCGCGGGTGCAGATCCTTGCGTGCAGAGCGGCCTCGGCAACGAGTACCCGGTACCGGCGCCCCGACCGGTACAGGCCCTCCTGCCGGCGCATCCGGGAGGTGACAGCCGCGTCGATATCGCGGGTCACACCGTGGAGTTCGGCGTACCGGGAGAGGACGCTGCGCGCGTACTCGGGAGTCTGGAACACCCCGGGGATGACGGCTGCGCTGAATCCGCGGAACACGGTGGTCCTCTCGTGCTGGGCGCCGAGCGCGTCCTGGACGGCGCGGTGGCCGCCCGCGAGCTGGCGGCGCCAGGACCGATACGTGGACTCCAGCCCGGCGAGGCGGCCGTGCAGCTCGGCGGCGCACTCGGGCTGTCCGGCCGACGCCGCCCACGTGTTGAGATCGGTGATGGTCGCGGTCTGCTTGCCGTTCTCCAGCTTCGAGATTTTGGACGGAGACCACCCGCAGCGAGCGGCGAAGTCGCGGACGTTCAGCCCGGCCTCGGTGCGCAGCTCACGGAGCCGCACACCGAGGAGGAGCCGGGCGCGCTGGAAGTCGGTGCTCACATAGGGGACGGTACCCGGCCGGTGAAGTCCTCGTACCTGACCGCGTAGTGCCATGCTGCGTCGCGAACCTGGCACGCTCGGAGCACCTGCTCAGGGTCGGTGGTCAGCTCCATCCGCCGGTCTGCATCGGTCCAGTTGAAGCGGGCCAGGACGCGGGAGTCGAACAGCCAGAAGTCGCCCTCGTCCGCGAAGCCGCAGGCGGCCGCCGTCGACCGGTGCAGGTAGCGGATGTCCTCCCCGGCGGCCAGGTTGCTGGGAGTCGTGGCCAGCAGGTACCGCTGGTTGTCCGTCGCAGGCTCGTCGACCAGGCGGACCCGCTCGATACGTCGCCCATCTGCCGTCTGCGCGCGGGCGTTGGTGAACCAGGGGCCGCCGTCTTCGAGGGGCGGCGCGACGCCCTGGAGGAACTGCTGGTACTCCTCGGTGTCCTGGTCGGCGGCGTACTCCCGGCGGGTCTCCAGCCGCCATGCGGTGTGCTCGAAGCCGTCCCGGAAGAAGTCGAGTATCCGGGCGGAGGGAACGGCGTCCGGCACCATCAGTTCCTCGGGGCGAAGTTGACGAGGAGCGCGCGGTCGACGACGACCAGCGACTCGCCCTCCAGCGGGTTGGCCATCTGCTCGAGGACCTCGGGGTCGGTGACGGTGTACCCCTGGACGAGGATCTCCCCGGATTCGACGTCCTCGTACAGCGTGGGGCATTCGCCGGTCTTCGAGTTGGTGCCGAGCATCCGCAGTTTGCGGGCCATGTGCGTCCCCTCCCGATCGTGATCCCAGCCGGGCAGCCGGGCGGGATTGACCGTAGCCCGGTGATCAAGAAACACGCCACCGGACAGACGCACGAAAGCGCCCCCGCCGCCGGCCGAAGCCGGGGCGGGGGCGAGACTGCTTCTACGGAGCGGGGGTGTAGTGAACGACCTCAGTCTCACAGGGCCCATCGGCGTAGACGGTGATGGCGTCGACCTCGGCCTGGTCCGCAGCCAGGCCCCAGCGAAGCTTCGTGCCGATCCACTCAGAGATGTATCGGCACCGGGCGTCGGGCAGCGGAGGCATCCAGGTCGCCGGGTCCTGGTCACTCTTCTGACGATTCGAGCGGGCCGTCACCGCTACCAGGGACGCCTCTGCCCCCTGGTCGTTCGCATATGCCTCACGCCGAGCTGCTGTCCACGCGGACGCGCCGGAATCCCACGATTCTGCAAGGGGGACCATGTGGTCGATGTCGAGCTTCGCAGGGTCGTTGACCACCTGGCCGTCGTAGTACGACGTCCAAGCGCCGCCTGACAGCTTGCATCCATCCGCCACAGCCGGGGACTCAGAGGCTTCAGCCAGGAGGACTTCCGCCCTGGTGTTACAGCCATCAGCCAAGTCCAGACCGGCATTCCAGTGCTTGAACTTGTCGCGGGTGTATCCGGTCCTGCTCTCGTCAGCGACGGTGAGTTGCTCTAGGGCGTCGGAGAGTCCGAGGACCTCAGAGACCGGGGCAGCTTGCGCGGGTGCGGAGCCGATGAGCAGGGCGATTGGCAGAGTGAGCGCGGCGAGGCCGCGGGCAGCGTTCTTGATCACGTAGAAGAGGGGTATCGCCCCGACGGCGTGCAGCGCGAGATGCAGAGTCCGTGCCTCACCTGCGTGGGTGACAGATTCACCGGAGAAACGATCTGTCTCGCGGACTGGTTGACGTCGGACGCACAACGGCGCCCCTGCACCAGCCGTAGCCGGAGCAGGGGCGTTCATCTAGCCGTTGAGCAGGGCGACGAGGATGCCACCGCCGGCCCCGAGCGCGGCGGCGACACCTGACGCCGTCCACACCCTGCGTTCGAGTGCGGTGACCCGAGTAGCAAGGGCTGCCGCGGCAGTCTCTGCTGCGGAGAGCCGCTGCTCCGTGTGCTGGCCCCGCTCGACTAGCACGCCGAGCTTGCCGTCAACACGAGCGAGGCCCGTGTCCACGGCACCTCGCATCTTCTCCAACTCGACCGCGATCTGCCCGGTCTCGACCGGCGTCACTGGCGGGTCCGTACGGACTCGGTGATGCCCGGCCCCTCCGTCCCCCCGGAGGAGGCGATGCCTGTGAGCACGGCCAGCAAGGCCGCGCTTCCCGCGAGGGAGAAGCCCTGCCCCCAGTCGACGTCCAGGACGCCGATGGTGTCCAGGCCGAGTGTGGCGACGAGGGTCTGGGCTGCTGTTCGCACGGCTCGCTCGGTGGTGGCGCGCCAGAAGGCGGTAGTCAGCATGCTGGTTGTTCCTCTCAGACGTTCGGGACTCGAAGCCGGTCCCAGCTGGACTTGCCGGGGATGCCGTCGGCGGCCGCCCCGCTGTATCCGCACCGCCGCTGCCAGGCGGCGTACGACTTCCGGTCCGCCTCCGACCACTTCGGGCCCGGGCCGACGGCGTACCGGCCACATCCCTCGGCGACCAGCCGGCGGCCCATCGACGTGACGATCGGGCTGGCGCGGCCGACCTTGAAGAACGCGGCCCCCGGGAACGGCTCGAACCTGGGCTTCGACGGCTCTGTGGGCGGAAGTTCCGGTTCGCCAGCCAGCCGGGCGCCGATGCGGCCGCGCAACCAGTCCATCCCGAAGCCGCGCGGATCGACTTTGCCCGGCTGCCACTCCAGGTGGCCGATCACCGACCGCTGCGACCAGCTGTGCGCCCGGCACACTGCGGCGGCCACGCGCTCGATGGCGAGCAGCTGCTTCTCGGGCCACGGGTCCTTGCCGTCGCCGAGGTTCACCGCTTCGAAGCCGTAGAAGTGCCGGTTGCCGTCGGTGTTGGCCACGTTGTCCGGCGGGAGCTCCCGCTCGGCGATGACGGCCTGGAGGACGTCGTCGTCGCCCAGGCCTGCATGGTTCGCGCGCCCGTGGCCGACGAGGTACACGGTGCCGTCCTTGGCGATGACGCCGTGGCAGAGCGGGCCGGGCAGGGCGGAGTGGCCGTTGTAGCAGAGCTCCACCGACGAGGCAGTCCCGGAGGTGACGGTGTGGTGGATCATCACGCCGTGGGCTGGCCCCCACAGGCCCTTGTGGTTCCGGTTGTTCGTGCGCCAGCTGCGGTGCTCGACGACGGTGAGGCCCTCGTCACGGAGGGCTTTGAGCAGCCGCTCTGCGGACAAGGGCGTCGCCATCATTTGCTCCCCTCGGCGTCGGTCGCGAGCGCGGCCAGGAGGACCGCGCAGTCCTTCGCCTCCCGCAGCTTCCGCAGAGCCGCGGTCAGCTCCGGATCGTCGGGGAGCTGGCGGAGCAGCTTCGCCGCGAGGTCGTGAAAGGGCCGGCTTACCTCCTGGAGGTGAGCCGGAAGATGGTCGTAGGCGAAGCCGCGGACCGCCTGGGCGGTGCTCGGGTGCCGACCGGTGGTGTCCATGAATCCCTCCTGGGCATGACGGAAGCCCCGGGCCGGAGCGGCGCGGGGCTTGTAGACGGCGAGGTCAGACGACCTCGTAGACGGTGAGCAGCAGCGAGCTGTAAACGTTGAGGTTTACGCCAGCGGCCAGGGTGACGACGAGCTTCGCGGTGTGGGCACCAGGGCTCGGGATGACCTCGCGGTAGGTCTGTGGGGTCGATCCGCGGTCACCAGTGGTCCCCGGCCCCTGCTGGTAGACGGCGAACTCACCGACCCCGCTGCCGTCGATCCACAGGCGCCCGGAGGACAGCCCACCGACCGTCGTCGTGGGGTCGAAATCACACACGATCTCGGCGGCAATCACCGCGCCCGGGGCCTGGGTCGTAAACGGGATGATGATCCCGGGCACGTCCGCGTTGGTCAGTGGCCCAGTCAAAGCGTTGGTCTGTTGACCAGCCCGATAAGCGATCGGCTGCATCCGATTAAGTTGCCCGGCGGTCACGATCTGGCCCGCGAGGATCGGCATGGAGCGCTCCCTTCATAGTGCGGCGCGCATCGGGTGGGTAAGGGACAGCGGCGTGGCCGTGGCGTGGGGCTTGGTGATGCCGTTGACGGACCGGGCCACAGTGAACGTCTGCGGCGACGACGTGCCCGAGATACCGAGGACGGTGACCTCCTCACCACCGAGGGTCACGGAGAACGGGAACTGGTCGGCCAGGTCATCGCCGACCAGGTTGTCGGTGCGGGCGAGGCGGATATCGTCGGCCTGCCACCACTCGCCCACCGCCCACGACGATCGGCCCTCGATGCCGAGCCGGACGTCGACCGCCCCGGCGGGCAGGGTGGCGGACACGGTGAGCTGCTGCCACGACCCGGGCGGCGTGCCCGGTGCGGCCCCGTAGATGTACGTCTCCGTACCGCCGGAGGTTCGCCACACCAGCGCAATCCTCATCGCGTTGGTGGCGACCCCGCCCGCGTACACCCACGCCGATCCGGCCCACGTCTGGCCGGCGGCAGCCGCCTGGATGCCGGTCATGTCGCGGAGGTTCATCGTGCCGGTGTCCGTCGGGTGGACGCGCGTGACCCGCAGTGCACCGGTGCCGGAGCGGACGAGACTCCGCTCCCACGAGACGACACCGTTGGAGGCGCCGCGCGTGCACTCCCACCCTCCGCTACCCGTCTCGAACTGCGGGTCCGCGAGGACGTTCACGGCAGCCGTGATCCACCGAGGCCCGGCCGTCACTGCGACCGACAGCGACGTAGCGGACACCGAGGCGGACGAGTCCAGCTCACTGCCGTCGGTATCCGCCCGGCCCAGCACCGGGTCCTCCACCACCCCGACTCGGTACGGGCTCGCCGGGGTGCAGACGAGAGTCACCGTCCAGGCACGCGGGCGGGGCTCGTGCTGAATCTGCATCACGTGCAGATCCGTCGTCGAATCCCCAACCCACAGAGGCAGATCGGTGAGCCTGACCAGGTCCCCGATCCGGAGCCGCAGCACTGCCGCAATGAGCTCCGGGCGCTGGTGCAAGTTCACCTTGATGCTCGGGTACCGGGCCTCGTCCACCGTGCCGAGGTGGGCCAGCCACTCCGCCATCGGCTGTGCCTGGACGTCTTCCGCGAGGTTCAGCTCGACGGCCTCGTCGTAGATGCCAACGCCGCCCCGCTCGGACGGCAGAACCGATAGCGGCCCGGTCTCGACCACCGACCGCCCCGACCCGCCGCCTCGCCGGGTCACCGTCAGGTCGTTCCGCACCGCTTGGTCGTCCTCGACGGGCTCCAGCGAGGGCGCGATGGCCCCGTACGGCAGGACAAGCGCGGGAGCCTGGCTGTAGAGCGAGGTCCGCGTCCGGTAGATCAGTCCAAGGGCGTCCGGTCGTTCCATGAGGATCCCGCCGTCGGCCTCCGCGCACTCGTGCAGCAGCTCGACGAGGGTCTGCGGACGCTGCGGGCCCATCAGCACGCTGTCGGCCGGGTCGCCCAAGACGGACAGCTGGACGCCCTCCTCGGCCGCGATCCGCAGCGCCCGGGCACCTGCGGCCTCGCGGTTGTATCCGTGGTCGGCGTAGTCCATCACGCTTACGCCCGTGCGGTTGAAGAAGGTGAGGTGGCCAACCGCGGTCCCCTCCAGGACCGAGGTGTAGGAGCCTCTGATCCCGCGCAGCGGTCCCACGGTGCCAGTGAAGGTCTGGTTCCAGACTGCCCCTGTCCCGCCGATCGGGATGATCAGGACGCTGATCCGGACCAGCGGTCCATCCTGCGCCAGCGTCAGCCGGAAACGGGTCCACTGGCCTGCGATCGGCCCCGATCCGCCAGTGAGGACTGCCGCGGACGTCTCGCCGTCAGCACTGATCCCCATGACCGTCACTCCGCCGCCGGGGCCCATCCGCACTGACAGACGGGGCCACGGGGACACCCCGGTTTCCAGCTCAAGGATGGGCATCAGGAGGGTCGGCTCCGTGGCCCGGAAGTACACGAACTCCAGCTGCCAGCTGGTCGACGCCGGGTACGCGGGCACGGCGGCCTTGAGCGTGGCCCCCGCCGTGATGGCCGGCAGGGGCGACGAGCCCGGCAGGGTGTTGGCCGCTGCCCAGTCCAGGCCAGGTGCGGTCAGAGGCTGGCACCCCGGGACGGGGCTGTACGCCTGGGTGGCGCTGTCGCCCTCCTCCATCGGCCAGTACGCCACCGGAGCCCCACTCGGGATTCTCCTGCGGAGCGTCGAGTTGAGCGCCTTCCGGCCCTGCTGCATACGCCGCAGAATCCCAGCACCCTCGACGGGCACCCACGCATCCTGGCCGGACGGAGCCCACCGGGACGGCCAGCTCGCCACCTCCCCCATGAAGATGGGTACGAGCCGGGTGAACTCCGTAGCACCCTCCAGCGTCCACACGCGGCCCGTGGGGTCCGTGTGTGACGTCGTCCCGGCCTCTGCTGTCGACCAGTCGACCCGGGCAGCCACCGTGCCGCCGATGCCCGCCCGGACCTCCGCCCCGTGCATGCGATCCGGCACGCCAACCCAGCCGATGAACCCGAGGTCACCGACCCCGAGTGGCGCTGATGCGGCGAACGTTGAGGTGGCCCCGGCCTGGACGAAGGGAGTTCCCACCATGGTCCAAGGCCCCGACAGGGAGGGGCCCTTGTAGAAGGTCGTCGTTCTGCCGTTGGCGCCGTTGTCCACGTCGAGGGTGACGCGCACGGCGGCTCGCTCGCCAGGAGCCAGGCCCAGCGCCGTAGAGATGATGTTGTTCGAGATGGAGCCGTCCGCCGACCAGCTGAACTGGAGCCGACCGCCAGACAGCAGTGCGAGAACCCATCCACGGTTCGGGGCCAGCCCCCACCGGCTGATCAGCTCAGCGTCCGCACCGGTTGCTGGCGACCACGTCTCCGGGGTGAGCTCGATGCGCACGTCCAGGTCCGTGGTGCCGCTCGGCAGCCCGGTGGCGGAGGCAGTCGCTCGCGCTCCGGAGCCGCGCAGCCCGAGGTAGGTCTCGGTCCCGGGGACGGATACTCGGGCTGGCGTGTTCCTGCCGAGCTTGCCGTAGTGCGGGGACAGAGGGTTCCTCGGGCTGAACACACCGTCCTTGTTGTTGAGGGTGAGCGAGAGGGACGCCGGGTCTACCCCGGTCCCCTGCGCGCTCATCCCCGTCACTGTCCGGATTGGGTCCCGCGTGTACGCGCGCTTCGTCACGTTCACCCAGGTCGTTCCGATCCGGAGCTCCGCACGGAGCCCGAGCGGGTCCTCAGGGAAGGCCACGGCTACCTCCTTCCGCCGAGGACGAGCTGCACGTCCCCGCCCTTCGCCTGCACAGAGGAGCGGAGCTCCTCGATGAGCCAGTCCGAGCGGCGGGAGCCGTCGGAACGGATCTCGATCACGGTCGGTGCCGCCGCGCCCCAGGAGCCAGCGCTGAAGCCGCCGCCGGCCGTTCCTGCGCCCGGGGGCGTGAGCACCGCGTCCGGGTCGACGAGGCCGGCCATCGACCGGTCGACGAGGCCGCGCTCGCCGTCGATGCCCGCGACCAGGCCGCGCGGGATGAACCGCCCGATCGCCGCCATGACGCGGGAGGGCGACTTGATGCCCAAGGCCCTCCGGATGGCCTTCTGCATGCTGGTGGCGATCTTCAGCATCTGCCGCTCGATGGCCCCCTGCTCCCGCTGGAGTCCGCGAACGATGCCCTGCGCGGCCTGGATGCCCGCGCCATACATCGCGTTCCCCGCGGTCGTCCCAGCGTTTCCGGCGGCCTTGACGAGCGCCGCTTGTGTGCCGTTGACCTGGGAGATCTGCGACTTCGACGCCCCGGCCAGAGCGGCGGCCGCCGAAGCGCCCTGCTCGACGCCCGCGCTCGCGATCTGCGCGATCAGGTCGCTGCGCAGCCCCTTCTTCCGGAGCGCGGCGAGGGCGGCGGCGAAGTTCTGCGCCTGGGTGACTCGCGCGCCGAGGGTCTGGATGATCTGGTCGGCAGAGGTAGGCCCGCCGTCCGCCGTGATGTTCCCGGCATCGAGGATGCCCTTCCGCACGTCGGCGACGAGGGTGTCACGGGCCTTGATCTGGTCGGCCAGCTTCTTCTGTGCGGACTTCAGCCGCGCCGCGACCACCAGCTCACGGTTGGCCAGCTTCACCAGCTTCTTGCTGTCGGAGCTGATCCGGCCGAGCGCCTTCGACCGGGTCTTCCCCGGGCGGAGGCTGTCGGTGACGATGTCCGCGAGCTTCGCGGCCGCCGCCCGGACCTGCTTCGTACTGCCGGTGAGCCCGTCGACCAGGCCGCGGGCGATCCAACGGCCCTGTGCCTTCGTCACCTTCGACGGCGAGGCGATGCCCAAGGCCTTCGCGATCGGGCCGGGGATGACGTTCCGCGCCCAGCCCATGATCTGCGACTTGATCCAGCCGCTCATGGACTGAATACCCGACCAGAGGCCCTGGACGACTGCGCGGCCCTTGTCGAGCAGCAACCCGCCCAGCGACCCGATGCCGGAGTTGATCCGCCCGGGAAGCCCCGCGACCCAGCTGATGAGCTGGCCGCCCTTGGTGACGACGCCCTTCTTGATGCTGTCCCAGTGCCGCAGGAAGATCCCGACCAGGCTCCACTTGATGAAGAACCCGAGGATCTGACCGCCGATGGACTTGATCTTCGACCAGATCCAGCCCCACGCCTGGGTAGTCCACTTGATGATCTTGTCCCAGTTTTTCCAGATCAGGATGCCGAGGGCGACGACTGCGGCGATGACCCAGCCCACCGGGCCCATCGCGATCACCCAGGCCGCTGCCATCCGCGCGCCCTGGATCAGGGACTGCACGCCCATCAGCAGCCAGGCTCCGACCACGCGCGCACCTGCGGCCACCTGGCCGGCCGCCGACGCTGCTGCGCCAGCCCCGGCCATCAGCCACCCGGCCGCCACGCGGGCGCCGTTGAGCAGCGCGCGAGCCGCCATCAGCAGCCACGCACCGGCCACACGGGCAGCCGCCGCAATCTGCGTTCCGGCCGACCGCAGCGCTGCGACACCGGACAGGACCCAGCCGGCCACCACCTGCGCGCCCCGGACCGTCGCCGCCACGCCCATCAGGACCAGCGCCGGCACGAGCACACCCGCAACAACCCCGGCGACGACACGCAGTGTGACGCCGTTTCGCTGCGCCCACTGCCCGAACTTCATCAGAGCCGGAATGACCTGTGTGCCCAGGACGGTCACGATGCCCTGTGTCACGCCACGCTTGAAAGCCTCGACGCGCACACCGGCGGACTCCTGGATGGAGTTCCCGGCCTTGTCGACCGCGCCGGAAAAGGTGCCGAATTTTGCGGCTGCCTTCGACGGGTCCATGGCGTCGAAAGCGCCGCCGAGGTCCTCGAACTTCGTGCCGAAGAGGCCGATTGCGACGGTGTTCTTCTTGACAGGGTCGTCGAGTCCACGGATCTTGTCGAAGATCGTGTCCATCGCCTTCGTGGCCTTGGGGCCACCAGCAGCGAGAATCTTGATCATCTTGTCGGCGTCGAGCCCAAGGGCCTTGTACGCCTCGGCCGCCGCCTCGGACCCGTCGATAGACAGAAGCGAGAATTCCTTGATTGCGTCAGCCGCAATATCGGTGTCGCGAGCACCCCCGGCAAGGGCCTGCGAAACGAGGCCCATTGCCGTCGGACCGTCAATTCCGACCTTGCGGAATTGTGTGCTGTATTCGTCGAAGGTGTCGAGCAGATCTTCGCTCGCGTTAAGGCCCTTCTGCTGGGCCTTAACGAGGATGTCCATCGCCTCTTCGGCGTCACGGGCCATCCCCGTCTTGACCATCTTCCCGACGGTCGTGGAGACGTGCGCGACCTCCTCGCCCAGGATCCGCCCGGTCGTCGCGATGCGGATACCGAGCGCATCGAGCTGCTTCTCGGTCGCGCCGGTCGGGATCAGCCCGTTCTGGCTGATCGCGGCCATGGTGTCGGCGGCGGTCTGGAAGTCCTCGACCATCGCCGAGGCGAAAAGCCGGCCCGCGGCCTTCCCGTACTTCTGGGCGACCGCCGGAGCTCCGCCAATCCGCCCCTCCAGCGTCCCCAGGATCTGGGACTGCTCCAGGTAGTCGGTGATCCCGACCATGAGGGCGGCCCCGGCGGCGACGCCGGCGGCGGCTGCGATGGTCTGGATCCGGGAGAGGCCTCCCTCGGCGGCCTGGACGGCGTCGTCGGCCCCGTCCCGGGCTCCGTCGCGGAGCGCGTCGCCGAGGGCGTCTCCGGCTGCGTCTCCGGACCGGCGGGCAGCCGCGACGAACCGGCCGCGGGCGTCCCGGATGCTGCCGTCGGCGGCGCGGGTGAAGCCGTCGCCGAGGGCCTGGCCCGCCTGCTGCCCGGCCTGCTCGGCGTCGTCGGCCATCTGCTGACCGGACGCGTTGAGGTCGCCCTCCGCCCGGCGGAGGGCAGGGCGTACCTCTCCGTCGTCGAGCCGGATGAAGCCGACCAGTTCGCCGACGGTCAACGCCACGGAGCGCCCCCTTACTTGCTGCGCTCAGGAGGCGCGAAGTGCCGGTTGATCCGAGTTTCCGCAGAGAGGAGCCCGTAGATGCGGGTCTTCAGCCAGCGCCAGCTGCGCGCCCGCATGAGCCCGGGGGTGTCGAGGTCGATCCCGTACGTCTGCTGGAAGTCGGCCTCGATCAGCGCCCACTGCTCCAGAAGCGCCGCCCAAGTCAGCTCTGGCCCTTGGCCTTTGTGCGCTTTTTGGGCAGGGACGCCGTCTTCGTACCACTCGTAGAGGCCGGTGGCTTCGTCGTACTCGCCGCACCCTTTGCCGAGGAGCCGCGCGCGCCCGACTTCCGCCGTGCCGCGCGATTCGGTTTTCCCGGCTGCGCCCCGGTCTTCCAGTACTGGGCGGCAGTCTCGCGGTCCACGGTGATCCACATCATCGCGGTGATCGCGACGTGCTTGAACAGGGACCAGCGGAGGTCCTTCAGGAGGACGTCGTACTGGTCGCCGAGGCACATCTTGTAGAGGTCCAGCTCCTCCTCGTCGTCGAGGGCCTGGGAGTCGACCGGGGCCCCGCCCGCGACCATTCGGGCCGCCAGCGTCGTGATCTTCTCGATCTTCACGCCGTCCACGGCTGCCGGGTCCTCGATCCGGTAGACCCGCTCGACGCCGTCCTTGCCCGTGACCGGGAGCTCCAGGACGTCGTCGAGGAAGGCGTCGAGCGCCTCGAACTCGGCGCCCATCAGGCGAGCGGGTTCGTGATCGGAGTGATCTTGCCGTCGCCGGTGATGGTGATCTCCACCTGGCCCAGCGCGGTGTGCTCGCCGCCGGACTCCTCCCACTTCACGATGCCAGTCCCCTCGTACGCCTCGGGGTAGCCCTCGCGGTCGAACCAGCGCGAGTGCACCTTCGAGGCGGAGCCCCAGCCGAATGCGGCCAGGCGGAGGGCCTCGTGTGTCGGGTGGTAAGTCTTGACCTGGTCGTTGACCTTGCGGTTCAGGGTGGAGGTCAACTCCCAGGACTGGGCGGTCTTCGTGTTGCCGTTCCAGCCCTCCGACTCGTAGTCCGAGGAGTCCTCGATGTTGGGGTCGGGCATCGGCGGCTTGAAGTCGGTCACCCCCATGACCGTCTGCCAGTCCGGGGTCTCGGCGGTACCGAAGTTGAGCTGCCAGCGCCACCGTCGGGCGAGCGCGGACTCCGGGGCGGGTGTCGACATGTGCTGCTCCTACTCGTTCATGAAGGGGCCGGGCCGGGTGGTCCGGAAGTAGAAATTGCTGGTCAGCTCCTGCCGACCGTGGGCGTCCTGGCCCATGAGCCCGGCGGACTCGCGCCAGGACAGAGCCACGTAGACGCCGCGAAGCCGGTAGCTGCGCCGCTCGTGCAGCAGCCGGAAGACGCCGTCCGCGAGGCCCCAGACCTCGCGGAGGTCGGGGCCGGCGCGGTATCGGATCTGCACGGCTGTGATCGCGTCCGTGGTGTCCGTGTCCTCAACCGGGTACGGCGTCAGCGCATACGCCCGCGTCGGTTCCTCGGGCATCGGCCCCAGGACGATCGGGGTCTCTCCCGGCCGGATCGGGCTGTCGGGCCGGTAGACCCCGAGGCCCTCGGCGGTCATCAGCTCGGCCAGGCCCTCCAGGAGGTCCACGGTGTACGTCACCGCAGCGCCCGCCGGAGCTCGGCTGCGACGATCGCGGCCACCTGCTGCCGAGCCTGGTTCAGCGGCTGCTCGACGTACTTCGCCTGCCGGCCGGGCGGGTGCTGGAAGTCGAGCCGCTCGTGCTGGACGGCGGCGTACGGGGTGTCGTAGCTGACGGCGGAGGTGAGCGTCGCCTCGTCGACCGACGCGGTCCCGGACCGGGACAGGGCGGCCTCGTCGAGGGGGACGACGGCCTGAGTCTCGCCGAGGACGTACTCCGCGGCGAGGAAAGCGCCGCGGGCGGCGGCGGGCCGGAGCGCGCGCACCACCTGGTCGCCGTTGAAGCGGAGTCTGTAGCGCGCGGGCATGAGGCCCCCTATTCGAGCTGGATTTCCACGTGGTCGGGGGCTCCGAGGCCGCCACTGTCCCGGGGCGCGTCCTGAATGACCCGAGTCCGGCGCCCGCCCGGGAGCGTGACCCGGGACAGCGGCGGGGCAGTCGTGCCCGGGGAGGCGTAAGCGGTCGACGAGGAGACGACCGTGTCGCCGGTCGGCGTCCGTACGTTCCGCGTCTTCTGGTCCAGGAGGCACCGCACCTTTACCGGGGAGCCGTACAGCGGGCCCGTGCTGGTCCGGCCGGCATACGGCTCGACAACGATCTGGTGCCGCAGGAAGCGGCGTGGGATGGCCGCCATCAGCAGCTCGCCAGGACCGTGAACCGAATGTGCTCCGCCGGGATGAGCTGGAGCGCGCGGAGCAGCTTGGGTGCGTAGTACGACGGCCCGGACCGGTTCGAGCCCGCGCCGAACTGCAAGTTGACAGAGCCGATTTGGGCTCCTTGGAGGGGCCCAGAGATGTCGGTCTCCTCGCCGACCTCGCCCCAGAACTCGACCTGCGCACAGACCGCGTCCCGGAATCCGGCAACGACCAGGGGATGCGTCGGCATCCCGTCGTCGTCCACGTCGTAGATCGCGGTGAGCAGGAAGTCGCTGTCGAGGAGCTGCGAGGCCCGCTCCAGCAGCCGCTGAGCGCCCAGCGGCGGGGCCTCGTCGAGGGCATTCGCGAGGTCGGTCGTCGTGGCGTACGTCCGGCCGTCCCCGCGCGCGCCGGGAGCGGGCGCGACGGACACGAGCTGGTGCTCGACGCCCGCGCCGGTGCCGGTAATCGACCACGACAGCCGCCACACCCCGGCCGCCGTGTAGACCACCGGAGCAGTCCACGCCGCGCCGCCATCCACAGGCGTGACCACAGGTGTGGACAACTGGCCGGTCGGCTCGGCCACGACCAGCGTCACCGCAGTCGTCTCGTCGTGCTCGCCGACCTCCAGCCGGGCCGTGACGAGGTCTCCCACATCGGGCATCGAGTCCTCCTGTTCAGTGGTGCGGGCGGGCGGAGCCAGTTCGGCCGTGCGAGAGCGCCCACCACAGCACTCCGCCGCACGGCCGGGCCCCGACCGCCCACGCCTCCACCACCGCACCCACGGGATGGTTCAGGTCGGCTACGCGGACGCGCCGATGATGTGGATGTCGAAGGTGACCGCCGACCCCGCACCGGAGTTGGCGATCTTCAGCAGGTCGCCGGTCGACGCGGTGACCGCGTAGCCGGTCGCGTCGGCCACGCCGGTCCCGACAGCGACGAAGGCACCGGGCCGCACGATGAGCGTGCCGGTCGCACCGAGCAGGGCGGCCCACGCGTTGGTGCTAGCCGCCCCGACGATCACGTTGTTCGTGTTTCCGGCCGCCGCCGCGATCACCAGCCCCTTGATCCGCGCGAAGGTGATCGTCGCGCCGAACGCATCGACCAGCACGCCCGCCAGGTCGAGGTCCTCGGTACCCGACGCGGCCAGCGTCCGCCGGTCGGAGAACACTCTGTCGGCCTTACCCGCCCCGGTGCCGCTCGCCAGGGACATGGACCGGGACAGGGCCTGGGGCGCCCGGCTGGTCCCGAGGTCGATGGCAGTGACCTGCTCGGCGAACGCCGACACCGCGAGCGTCGTTCCGGACAGCGGCATCAGCTATCGCCCCCGTACCGGGCCGCGAGCTCGTCCCGGGTGAGGCCCTCGATCTCGGCCTCCTCTACGGAGTCCTTGGCTCGCGTGCGGGCGTACGCCTGCCAGTCCGCCTTGGAACCGGACTTGGCTGGCTGGCGGGGCTCGTCCGCTGGGACCTGGCTGGCCGGGGTCAGCTCGACCGGCGGCGACTCCTGCGTCGGCACCTCGCCGGGCGTCGGGGGCGTCGTCTCGACGAAGACCTGCCCGGGGCCCTGCGCGACCCGGGGGCCGGCCAGGGAGGGGCGGGACAGGATGCCGTCGTCGACCACGGGCGGGGTCGGCTTGTCGTCGCCGAGTCGCGTCCAGTTGTCCAGCGAGTCCAGCCGGGCGGACCGGCCGTCGAGCTCGACCCGGTCGCCGGTGCGTTCGTTGAAGTAGGTCGTCATGCCAGTGGATCTCCCCTCCGGGGAATGCAAAGGGGCCCGCCGTGACGGGCCCTGCTGGGGCTGTGGCGGGCGATGCGCCCGAGGTCAGGCGGCGTCAGCACCCTTGATGAGAACCGCGCGGTTGGCGTCGAGGGTCTTGGCCCCGTACAGGGTGTCGATGCTGACGACGTCCTGCTTCTTGTCCTGGTCGTAGCCGTAGATCACGCGAAGGGCGAAGCCCTTGTAGTTCATGATCGCGGCGTTCTGTGCGCCCTTCGGGAGCTCCAGCGGGCGGAAGGCGAGAGCGAACGCGGTCCGGTGGAAGGCGAGGTTGACCTCGCTGGTCGGCTGACCGGGGGCCGGGGAGACGGCGGGCTGGCCGACGTTCTGCGTCATGTACGGGTCGAAGCCGGATACCCGGCCGCCCATGGACGCCTCCAGCAGGCCCTCCGTGGACCCGCGCTTGTCCGCCTGCCGCCACGTCTTCTCGGCGGACCACCGGGCCTGAGTGGTCGGGCCGACGACGACGCTGCGCTGGGACAGCGGCACGTTCTTCCGGCTGAGCAGCGCCCCAGCCTCGACCAGGATGCGGGAGTCGGAGTAGGGGTAGAGGCCGCCCGGGTAGTTGTAGTCCTCGCCCGCCACGTTCTCGGCGACGCCGCCGACCTCCTGGACGATGTCGTCACGGAGAAGGAGCAGGTCGTTGTCGATCTTCTGGGAGATCGCCTCCATGGCCGGGGTGAGGAGCTGCTCGTCGAAGTCCTCGATCTTCAGTGTCATGTCCTCGGACGTGACGGCGAAGGAGACGTCGGCGAAGTGGTTCAGCGTCATGTTGACGCTGGTCTCCGTCGCCTCCTGGACGATGATGCCCGTCGCCCGGTTGTACTCGTGGGCCTCGAAGACGGCGGGCTTCCGGATGGTGATCGCGTCGCCCTGCTTGCGCGCGAACTCCGGCTCGTAGTCCCGGTGCACGAGCGACGCCATGACGGTGGTCTCGTACAGGTTGGCGAGGGCCTGGCGCGCGATGACCTGCGCGGTCAGGAACGTGTTGGCCATGGGGTGTGTCCCTTCTTAGCCGGTGCGGCGCTTGCGGCGCGCCTTCCGGATCTCGTCGATATCGGTGGGGTCGGAGCCGTCGCCGTCTCCGGTTCCGCCGTTGAAGTCGCTGGCGGAGCGGTCGGGCGCCTGGCTGCCGGTCTTGAGCTTGGGGTTGTCCTCGACGGCCTTCTTGATGGCCGCAGACACGGCCTTGCCGAAGCCCTCGTCGGAGGGGTCGAGGCCCTTGATCGAGGCGAGGAACGCTCGGCTGTCGGTGAGCGCGTCGGGGTCGGCCCCGTACTTGCCCGCACCTCGGTACACCGCCAGCTCGACCGCGGTCTCACGGTGCGCGGCGGTGGCCTGCTCGATCTTGGCCGTCAGGGCAGCCGGGTCCGGCGGAGTGTCCTTCTCGTCCTTGATCAGACCGAGAGCCTTGCCGAGCTCCTGCACGATTTCCGTGCGGGCCTCGTCGGCGGCCGCCTTCTTCGCCGTCGTGCGGGCCTTCGCCGACTCGCCGTTGGCTGCCTTCAGCTCCTTCTGGAGCCGCGCGATCGTCGCCTCGGGACTCTCGTCGCTCGGCTTCTTCGCGGGCGCCTTCGGCTTCGGCTTCTCGCCCTTCGCCGCGGCGTCGTCCTGGCCGTCGTCGTCACCGGTCCCGCCGGTGTCCTCGTCGTCCTGGTCGCCGGCGTCGCCGCCCTCATTGCCGGTGTCGTCGCTGCCGGATCCGGAGTCGTCTCCGTCCCCGCCGTCGGCGTACAGCCACGGGTCGAAAGGGCCGGCGGCGTAGGGGTGTGACCACCCGGGCCGGTGACGGGCAAGGTGTCGCTGCTGCATCGTGCACTCCTGGTGCGCGTAGGTGGAGGCCCCGCACCCGGCGGGGCTGTACTGCAATCCGGCCCGCACCCGGCGGACGGAAGTCTGTTCACGGCGAAGACGCAGCACGCGACGCAAGCCGTAGGAGTGTGCGACGGTCCGCCGCGTGTCGAATTCCTGGATTGACCACGACCCGATCGCCGGTCAGAAGTGCCCCCGCTGCTCAGCGCAGCTCTACGCGCGAACACGGGTGATACCGAACGGCCAGTCGCTCTACCCGGTCCGCCGTCGCTTGTCCGACTGGTGCGACCGTTGCGAAGAGGAGGTCCTCACCGAGGAGTAGTCAGCTGCTCGCGGCGGCTCTTTCGCGGTAGGCCGGACTCGTCGACCAGGTCCCGGATGCGGGCCTGGTAGGCGCGGACTTTCGCGCGCGCGGCCGTGGCCCTCTGCTCGTCCATCGCGCCCGCAGTCTCGCGCTTCCACCGGCGGATCTGCCGCTCGTAGTAGCGCTGCCGTTGCGTGTCCTCGTACGTCCCGCGCGCCTCGGGCTTCGGCCTTTGCTTCGTGAGCCCCGGCAGGTACGCGCGCACGTCGTGACGGCAGTTCGGATGGAAAAGCCCGTCGGCGCGCGCCTCGGGCAGCGACCCGGCGACCGACACGGCCACCATCCGGCCGTCCTCCGTCGCGTGCTCCAGCTCGACATCACGCTCGCCCGGGGCACCGTCGCGGACGAGGATCTTCCCCTCCCAGCGGCGGCAAAGCGGGCACTCCTCCGGGGCCTCCGAGATCATCACCAGCTCGACCCCGGCCGCACTGAGACGGTCGGTGTGCGCGTCGACCGCAGCCCGGCCGACGACGCTGCGGGTGGCCATCTCGACGTACGACCGCATATCCCACGAGCGGCCGGCCCGGTCGATGAACCCGGTGACGCCGCGAGCGGTGAAGCGGTCGAGGGCGGTCTGCGCGGCCTGGCGGCGGGTCTGCGCGCCGAGCAGCGGAGCCGATGAGGCGTGGGCGACGACCTCACGGTAGACGTCCATGGTCTGCCGGAGGATCCGCAGGTGCACGGGCCCGGTGTCGGCGATGAGCGCGTTGGCCAACCGGTCCACCGCAGCCGCTGCTGGCACCGCAGAAGCCGCGGCCGCAGCCTGGCCAACGGCGAGCGCCCCGAGCTCCGCCACCGCCGCCTGCTGCCCCCGCTCGTACGCCTCCGTGACAGCCTGTTGGATCGCCCCGGAAGCGTCGAGCTGGAGCGCCTCGATGACGGTTTGGATCGCGGCCTGGAGGTCACCGAGCGCCCGCGCCTTAAGCTCCAGCCACAGCGGCGACTCGATGTCGGAGGCCAGGGCGCCACGGATGCGCTCGATGATCGTGCCCTGCGCTGCCTCGTACAGGTCGGCGATGGCCGCCGCGAGGTCCTCAGCGAGCACGGGGGACACGGGCATCGGGGCCTCCTACGGCAGGGCGCCGGACTGCATCGGGTCCGGCACGGCCATGCCGCCCTCCTGGTGGATGCGTTGCACCTCGGCGGCCACCATCGGGTCGTCCCACTCGGGGTGGGTCATGCGGACCAGGGTGTCGGTCGAGGCCGCGTTCGCCCGGCGCAGGATGTCCGCCGTGTTGGCGAGGGCGAGCGGGTCCTCCTGGACGCCGTCCTGGAACTCGATGTTCGGTCGCTGCGGCTCTCCCTTGGTGCCGAACACGTACTGGTCGACCGCGAGCAGCGCGTGCACGGCGTTGGCCAGCCCGGGGCGGACGCGAAGGATCTTCTTCCCCCGGGTCGTCATGGAGCGGCGTTCCTTCGAGACGACTTCGGTGGCCGTCACGGCGACGTCCGCGCCGATCCCGAAGGTCTGCGCCGAGTAGCCGCACGACCGGAGGATCTGGGAGATCAGGTCCTCCGAGGTGTCCCGGTGCTCCTGCACGCGGATCGCGAACTGGCTGACGGTCAGAGCCATACCGTCGCCGCGCGCGAGCGCGTTGACACCAGCGAATGCTTCCTGGTCCGGGTTCCACGACGCGCCGCGACCGGGACCGTTGGACTGGAGGTACGAGTCGGGGACGACGAGGCGCCCCTTGCCGATGCGGATGTCCCGCATCCAGCTGGCGTACGTCTCGTCGAGCTGGTCCATGAGGGACTCGACGCCGTCAAGGTCGGACCGGCCGAAGTCGCGGAGGTATCCGTCCTTCCGCCACCGGCGTGACGCCTGGTTCGGGATGTACGAGACGTCGAGACCCTTGAAGCCGGTCTCGATCACGCCCTCGTCGGAGACGGCGCTCGCGAAGCCGCGGGTCGCCTCGCTCTCCTCCAGGGGCACTGGGTGGCCAAGCTTGCCGCTCGTGCCCTGATAGAGACCGTGCTGGATGCCCTCGGGCTCGTGGCGTTCCAGGTGACGCCAGACCTGCCCGTCCTGCTCCTGTACGACCTTCCAGAACGTCACGGCGGCGAGGCGGCCCCAACGGAACTCTGGCACCGCAGCGTCGGCGTGCACAGCGTCGAGCCAGGCCTGATCCGCCAGCTGCTTGTCGTAGACCGGGCGGAGGTAGACGCCACCGAGCGCGGCCCCGACTTCGGCCGCGGTCTGGAGCGTGGCGAGCATGCCGTCATCAGTCAGCTCGTCCAGACGCTGCTGCGTCGCATCGCTCTCGACCGTGAACTGGGGCGGCTCGGAGAACAGGAGGTCCGCCGAACCGGCGCAGATGTCGCCCGCGATCGGCACGTGGATCTTCGTACGCCGCTCACCCTGCGCGGTCGGGGTTCCCCACCACCAGCGGGCGATCCGGCCGATAGCCCCGGAGGCGTACTGGAGACGCTTCGGGTCCGGCGAACCAGCCCCCGACCCGCCGCCGTACAGCGACTCCAGACGGTCCGGGTCACCCGCCCACCAGCTGTCCCAGGTGTTCATCGACGTCAGCGCGGGCGTCAGCTTCGGCGGAGGCCAGGGGACGTTACCCGTGGGCAGCGGCATCCGGCACCTCCTCAGCGTGGTCGCGGTGTTCGATCTGCGTTGCCAGCGCCCGGAGCAGGGCGGGGAGTTCGGCCTGCATCTCGGCGAACGTTGCGCCCTCGGCTTCACCGACGACCGCGTCCGCCTGGCCAGCGGTGCGGAAGACGACTTCGATCTTCACGCGGCTACCTCCAGGCGGGTCGGGATGTACGGGCGCCACAGGGCCTCGGTCGTACGAACGCCGTATCGGAGTGCGTCGCAGCTGTGGTCGTTCTCCTTGATCGGCTTGTCCTCGCCAGCCTCGGCGGCCGTGTCGTCCCACGAGTAGCCCGGGAGCTCCTCGATCAGGCCGGTCGCGGACTCATGGATGAGAAGGTCGCCGGTACCGAAGAGGCTGCTCACCGTGCGGATGCCGTCGAGGACGGCGTTGTCGGCGTGCGTCACGCCGGTGACCCCGTCGCGGTGCAGCTGCTCGATGAAGCTGGACGCGGAGGGGTCGACGACCGTCCACTCTGGGGTGACTCCCACGGCGGTCGAGTGTGGGTGCCGAACGCTCGCGAGCCATGTGCGGCGGGCCCGGCTGTACTCGGCGTCGGTCATCTGCCGGCGCTGGAGCCGGGAGTCGTGCCGGTACTCGCCGACGACGTACAGCCGTCGGTCTGTACCGAGCCCGACGAGGACGTCGGCGAAGGGGTTCACCGTGCCGTAGTCGATGCCGTCCGCGAGCCACCGGTCGATCCTCGGGAGCTCCGAGACGACGTGCCGGGTCGGGTCGAACATCTCGTAGACCGCACCCTCGGACTGCACCCAGGCACCGAGGATGAACCGCCGGTACCAGAGGCCGACGTACTCCTTCTTCAGCGAGGCGACGTAGTCCGCGTCCAGCGACGGGTTGTCGTCGAGGTTGAAGTGCCACGACCGCAGGTTCAGTTCGCCCGCGCGGTCGAGGTACTCCTTCTTCAGCCAGTGCCCCGGGTTGTCCGGGTTGGTGGTCCCCATGAGCTTCGCGCCCTTGACGGACAGTCGGCCGAGGAGCTGGCGGAAGAAGTCCTTCGGGAGGAGCGACACCTCGTCGCAGTAGACGAGGGAGACCGTCGCGCCTCGGATCTTGGCCTCGGAGCGGCGGTCGTTCGCACCGATCAGGTGCACGGTGCGGCCGAGGATGACCGCGGTCTTCGCGCCTGGGGTCCAGATGACCAGCTTCGACAGCTCGCCAAACAGGCCAGGGTCGACGAGCGGCTCCATGATGTTCCGGCCGATCGTGTCGAGGGTCCGCCCGGTGATCAGGATGAGGCCGGCACGCGGGGCCGCGGCGACCGCAGCGAGCAGCGCGATCAACGAGGCGATCGTTTTACCCGAGCGGATCGCCCCGTGCCAGATGTTGATGCGCGCCGTGCACTCGACGATCGAAGCGATCTGCTTGCGGGACAAGGGCAGGTCGACGTTCCGGAGCATCACGCCCCCTCGTCGGCCTCCTGGTCCTGCTGGTGGGCCTTGTAGACCGCCGTCAGTCCGGACATGAGCTGAGTGATGAGGGCAAGGCCCTCTTCGACGCCGGACTCGTCCTTCGGCGGCACGAGCTTCAGCGAGCGGTCCAGTGCGGTGGCCACGGTGCCCATGAGGGCCCGCTTGTCGGCGGGCGTCGGCTCCGGCGCGAGGTGAGTGTCGAAGTCGTGTTCCTTGCCGCCCCAGTCCCAGTACAGGAGGGGCTCGGACAGCTTCGCGGCCTCGCGTTCGGCGATGTCCTGGAGCGTGACGGCGAAGGCGGCGCGGCGGTCGGCCAGGTCCGCTTGGCGGACCTCGGTGGCGGCGGCGACCTGTCCGGCGCGGGCGGCGAAGCTGATGCCGATGTGCCCGGCCTCTTCGCTGATCGTCCGTCCGGAGCGCCCCAGCGCCTTCGCGATGAAGTTGCGGCTCTTCCCCTCGGCGTGAAGCTCCCGGATGCGCTTCCGGATCTCCTCGCGCTTTTCGTCGGTGATCGGGTCGCCCTTGGCCATGGTCACCCCCGGGCGTGCGGAGGCCCGGCCTCGCACGGGCGCGGCCGGGCCGGTCTGGGACGGCTACTGGTCCTTCGCGACCAGGTCGCCGAGCGCCTTCGTCAGCTCAGCGCGTCGCTCGTCGGAGGTGAGCGCCTGGTCCCGCGCGCCGAAGGCGAGGGCGAAGCGGTCGACCTGCCGCCAGTCGGCGTCCTTGGGCATCTCCTTCACCCAGTGCGCGGCGAGCTTCGGCGTCTCGAACTCGTAGATGGAGACCGTGTCCGTGGTGATCAGTGCGGTGCAGTCGTTCGCGTGCGGCTTCTCGCCCGCGGCCTTCTGGGAGCAGCCCGCTGTGTTGTCCTTCGGGTCGCCGAGGGTTGTGACCCCGGTGGCGTCCGCGAGGCCGGCCGCCGCCGTCTTGGCGGTGAGGCCGGCGGGCTGCTGGCTGCTCGGGCTCGATGCCTTCGACTCTGGGACCGGTTGGTCCTGCGGGTTGCAGGCGACGAGGGAGAGCAGGAGAGCAGCGCCGGTGACGGCGGTTGCGGTGGTGCGGGTGCGCATGGTCCCCCCAGGACTGGTGCGATCGAGGCACCAGCATGGCGGAGTGGTGGTCTCCGTGTGGAGGAAACGCGAAGGCCCGCACTAGGCGGGCCCCTTATGTCCGGGCACGCCGGACTTGGGGACAGGATGCAGCACGTGAAGCGTCTGCGCAACTACGTGGATAGATGGCGGTCGCGGCCGCACCAGAGACACCATGTCTCCGAGGCGCGTACCGGTCTGTCACATGCCGAGCAGTACCAGTGTTCTTCCTCGACCTCAAACCGCATCAGACCGCAGAAGTCACATTGGACTTCGCTGTCGGGGTCGATCTCGGTAACGGTGTTGCAGTGTGGGCAGGTCCAGGATTCAACGTCAGCCATGGCGGCATTCTGGCCTGGCCTTGCGCTGGCCATCGATGCACCTCTGGGCAAGCACCGCCGCTACCCGCAGGTATCTGGAAGGGAGAGGCGGGGTTGTCATTTTCGATCTCGTAAATCTGGCCGGCGTTTTGCCTGTTCAGGGGCGTGATGGTGCGGACTTAGCCCCGAAATTACAACCGGCTCGCGCCTTCGCCGTAGACTGGTCTGCGCGAACCAGCTTCTCCCGAACTAGGTGAGTGTGCGGCCTAGTTCAGTTGACTCCGACCTCCGTGGTCGGCAGCGGTCCGGGACGAACCCCGGCAGGAGAGGATGGGAGGCACGGGTGAGTTCCGAGCTGGAGAAGCCCCGCAGACAGTGGACCGGCGCAGAGAGAGCGCAGGTTGGGCTGGGAGCGGCGGCGCTTCTGGTGGCGATCATCGCCCTCGTGGTGCAGTTCGCTCAGTTCCGCTGAGCGTCCACGGATGAGACCCGGGAGCGACCGGAGGTCGCTGCACATGCAGCGAGCCCGGTCTCGTGAAGAGCGACCGGGCTCGTGAGCTGCAACGGAGGGTCCCGCTCTGGCAGGAGTGGGGCCCTTCGTCATGGCGTCCACTGAACATTGTGTACACCATGGCAATGAGTCTACCAATACATATTGGATCGCCGACAAGCAACAGCAATGCCGATGTCGGTTGAGTGATTGCCGAATCGCATTGCCAATGTCATCCAGTCTGGCGTCGGTAGACCCGGCGGCCTGCGAGGGCGGCGGTCGCGGCGCCACCGGTGGCCGGCCTGGCGGTGTCGTCGGGGGCCGGCCACCGGCCCTCGAAGTCCAAAAGGCGCTGTCGCAGATCAGAGCCTGCTACCTGTCTCGCTTGCCCTCGTCGATGTCCCTCGTAACGGCGAGGAGCGTATCGGCGCATTCGTCTGCGCTCATGCCGAGGCAGGCATCAGGTGTGATCTCGTCGAGCTCGGGCTTCTCGCGGCCTGTGAGGTGGGCGTGTACCTCGTCGGCGCATTCCTCTGCTGTGGCCTCAGACTGTTCGACGACAGCCGACGCCTTGGTGGTCACGGTGGCTGCAGGAGTTGCCGGTTCGAGCTTGGCGCTGCACCCGTTGAGGGCGGGCAGGGCGACCGCTGCTGCGAGCGCTGTGGTGATGGTGTGCCTGGTGTACATGGTCGCCCCAGGGCAGGTGCGATCGGGGCACCAGCATGGCGGACCGGACCGGTGGCCGCCATGTAGAGAAAGCGCGAAGGCCCGCACTGTGGCGGGCCCTTATGTCCGGGCACGCCGGACTTGCGGACATGATGCGCTACTGATCGCAGATCTGCAAGTACAACGCTGTGGCCGCGCGTTCAGGGCGGCAGATGTGTACCCAGGTACCGGCAAACCCCCATTCATGTCAGTGCTACCCGTAAACTGAATCACGCCTCACAGGAGTCCCCTGAACTGACCTTTGCGTGCGGTTGGTTCGCAGGATCCGGTACCGCAAGGGTGCCGGTCCGGCGCCGCAAGGTTGCCGGGTGGATGAATGGGAGGTGCGAGTGGTGAGATCCGATCTGGAGAAGCCCCGCCGGAAGTGGACGAGCGCCGAGACGGCGCAGATCTGGTTGGCGACGGTGGGCATCCTGGTGGCGATCATCGCTCTCGTGAGGTAGCAGTCACTCAGCATCGCTGAGCGCTCACGCACAACCCCCGGCGCGACCGGCCCCCTCGCACACGCAGCGAGCCCGGTCTCCATGAGAGCGACCGGGCTCGTGTACTGCGCGGAGGGTCCCGTTCTGGCAGGAGCGGGGCCCTCTTTTGTTTTCTGTTAAGCGTGGAGCGTAGGACGCCCCGCTGACAGCGATGGTACTTGGTACCACCGCACCGCGAAACGTATTGCAATGCAATGAAACGGATTCGCGGATCTGGTTTCAGGCTGGCGGGCGTCTGGTCGATCGATCGTCAGGTGCTCTGAGGTCGGCTGTCGACGACACGGCCAGGGGCCGACCGGGTGCCGTAGCCGGTGGCGGCCTGCCGCAGCTCGGTGTGTGCGTCGCGGCTCCGCTCCCGCGCCGCGTCGAGCTGGGCCTCGATCGCCGGTGCGTACCGGCCGTCCTGCGGAGTGCCGGGGTCGATCTCGCTGAGGTCCAGCGCGGACCAGGCGGCCCGGCCGGCGGCCCGGAGGAGGGCTTCGTCGGTGACGACGAGGGCGAGCCGGTCGCGGGCCTCGGTCACGTCGGACCGGGCCTGGTAGAAATCCGCCCGCACGACGGGGTCCGGCTCGCCCGCCCGGAGGGCGTCGACCCGGAGCCAGTACAGCTGGCGGTACCGGAGCGCGGCGGACAGGAGCTGGCCGGTGAGGTCGGCGACCCGCTCCCGATGCTGCTCTCGCTGTTGCCGGCGGTCGGTCACCTGCTGGGTGACGGTGACGAGGAGCCCTCCGGCCAGGGTGCCTATGACGGCGATGGCGCTCTCCCACATTCTGAATGTCCTCTCGTGGGTGAGGCCCCACCGACGGGGGACGGTGGGGCCTCGGTCCGGTGCGGCGCGGTAGCCAGCTCGTGATCCAGCGGGTGGTGCTGATGCGGTCAGGCTACTGCCGCTCGGCAGTGGGGGCGGCTGCTTTCAGTGGGCGCGCACTGGGCCTCGATGAGCAGCGCCCCATCCTCGTACGAGGACATGTCGGTCTGCTCGACCGGGGCCGTGCGCGCGGGGCACGGGACGGGCGGCAAGACCGGTGGATCTGGTGACGCTGGTCGTGGGCCGCCGAGGGCTTGTGCTTCCCCGCCGCCACCCTACGAGCCGCCCTCCTCGGCCTGGTCCAGGGCCGTACGCCGCGGTTTCCTGATGCGCTCCACGATCCTCTCCACGCCCGGGACGATGACGTTGTTGATGACCACTGTGATGGTTGTCGAGATGACCGCGGACAGGGCCACGGTCCCGAGCACGCTCATAGCGCTCCTCCCCGGCGCCGCGGTGACGCCGTGGGACAAGGAGTACTACGTCATGGCAGGCCCGGCAAGCACCAGCAAAGAGGGTCTGACCTGCGGTTTTTATGTAATCGCGAGGTGGGTTTCCGTACAGGATTCGGGCCTGTTTTCACACGGGATTCGGCGGAGTTTCCTGGTAGCGGCCCGGCGCCCCGGCGCGGTGACCGGCTCCGACTCGGAGATGCCCGTCCTCGCCCCGTGGCGGAGGGCTGGCAGGTTTTTCGTGCGAGCCGTACTAGGTTCTTCAAATGCCGAAAAAGCAGATCTTAGAGGTCTAAGTGTCGACTCCTGGTATGGCGTGATGTAGCCCTTCGTGGCTGGAAAAGGTCACGGCTCGAGAGGGCATCCGGGGGCGTGGCCCCGCACGCTCCCGGCTTGCCCTCGTCGTTTCCCTCGGCGCCTCGTCCATGAGGCCATCTCCTCGTGACGACGCCCCGCCGGATCGGTCCGCGGAGGCGTCTTGCCGGGCGCTACCCGGCGTGCAGGGGGGGGCAGGCTACTGAGGCTTCGTATCCGCCGAGACGGCATTCTCGTCAGGCCGGTACTGGTTCGCGATGCACTGAGCCGAGTAGTTGTTCATCAGGTCCGTGGCCTCTTCTTCGCTGACGCCGCGAGACACGAGTGCTTGCCAGAGCTTGAGGGCGGGGTTGTTCGGGTCGAGAGCCATACCCTTACCATCCCTTCTGGCTGGTGCCCTTGGCGGCCTTCTCGGCCTCGCGCTGCTTCTTAGACGTCGTTTCTATTGGTGGATGAGTGCCGGGCATCATGGTCGTCGACGGGAACCGATGGCGAGAGGACGGGTGCGGCAAGTGTCTGGAGGCGTACAAGCGGATTTGACCGAGCTGTGGCAGCAGCACTGGCCCGACTGTCCTCCGGTCGGGTACAAGCTCCGCGACCCGTACCGGGATCTCTGGGTGCGCTTCCACAGCCTGCCGGAGTCGAAGCGATACGCAGAGGTTGAAAGCGAATACGGCGTCGTCCTGGAGCGGTACAACACCGTCCTTGATGAGTTGTTCGCCGGTGGGGATATCTACGTGATCACCCCGGTTTGGGCGACCGAAGCCGAGGTTCCGCCATCCCAGCCAGGCGATGGCTACTGGCAGACCCTGCTGGTGGAGGACGATCCAGACCCGGAGTTCCGTACCTACTGCCACCTCTTCGCCGCCCGCCGACCCTGGCGATATGGCTGCCTCGACGAGCCGCTCCGTGACATCGCTGACGACAAGGTGGCGGGAGTCCTCATCACCGACACCCAGATGCGACGCATCTACCACCCCTACGACGGCGGCGCCGATGTCTTCCTTGCTACGCCCGGGGAACGGGATCGGACGCGCGATCGGCATGCCGACTGGCTTTCCAGCCACCCGTCGGGTCTCTGACATGGCCAGCTCACCACCCCGCCCCCGTCGCCGGATTCAGGTAGTCAGCCGACGGAAGCAGATGCGGAGTGCCGCTATGCCGACGAAAGCGAGGAAGTGTTCGGCCTTGCGCTCGTAGCGTCGGTGGAGCCGTCGGCAGCCGGCCAGCCAGGACACGGTCCTCTCGACCACCCACCGGTGACGGCCGAGCCGCTGTGAGGACTCGACCCCTTTGCGGGCGATACGGTGGCCGATGCCGCGGCTGCGGAGCCACCGACGCAAGTGGTCGTAGTCGTAGCCCTTGTCGGCGTGCAGCTTCGCCGGGCGTCGGCGGCGCGGGCCGCGACGGGAGCGGATGGGTGGGATGCCGCGCACGAGCGGTTCCAGGCCCAGGCTGTCGTGCATGTTCGCACCGGATATACCCAGAGACAGTGGGAGTCCGTTACGGTCGGTGATCAGGTGGATCTTCGATCCCAGCTTGCCGCGATCGGTCGGATTCGGTCCCGTCAAAGGCCCCCTTTTGCAGCCCGGACACTGACCGAGTCGATTGCGCACCGCGACCAGTCAAGCTCACCCCGGGCACCGAGTTCGTCGAGCATGACCCGATACAACCTGGCCCAGACCCGGTCCCGGCTCCACTGAGCGAACCGCCGGTAGACCGTCTGCCAGGCCGGACCGAACACCGGCGGCAACTGCCGCCAGGTGCAGCCCGACGTCGCCACGAAGATCATCGCGGCCAGAGCCTCACGGTCACCCGCCCGGCGGCGGCCCCCACCCTGCGGGCGCTTCACCTCAGTCGGCGGCACCACACGCCGGAACAGCACCCACAACTCCTCCGGCACTAACCGCTCCACCAGATCCGTCATGCACGGATCAACGAACGATCACGCCATAAGAAACGATGTCTTAGACGCCTCGTTGCGGCGGGCGAGGTTGCCGGTGCTGATGGTCTTCTCCAGTGCCATGATCGTGGTCCTGTCTCGTGAGTGGGATGGGGCCCGGGGCGGCCGATGTCTTGGCGGATGGCGGCCGCCCCGAGGTTTGGGCCGGGCTGTCCGGCTCCCCTCACCGCCCGTACGGCGTCGGGCGGATCGGGCAGCCGTCAGCTCTTCGGAGGGGTCCTGTTGGTCTGCTTGGGAAGTGCGCCGTCGAGTGCGGCGGCCGCGGCTGCGGCAACCTCGGAGGACGTGAGGGCCGAGCCGTCCTCGGGCTTCGCCTTTTGATCAGAGGCGCGTGCTGCGGCGTCGACTTCCAGGTAGGTCCCCAGGGCGAAGATCAGATGCATGCCCAGGAAGATCCACCCGAGGTTGGTCATGGGCCGCTTGAGGTACTCGTGCCAGAAGCCCAGGACTTCCTGCAGGGGAAGGTGCGGCAGCACTTCCTCGCGAAGGAGGTGGTCGAACCCGACCTCCCACAGGCCGAAGAAGGCGAGTCCGATGAAGCACAGGACGCGTACTGGCTTGACGTTCAACGTGGCCCAGACAAGCAGCAGGGCCAGAATCGGGGCGTTGACCGCCACTCCGAGGGCTGTCCTGACGGTGGACTTCAGGCCGGCAGTCCGCTCCGCCGCCAGGCGGCCGTACAGGGCGTGGGCGTACTTGTCGATCTGCTGGGTCGGCGGCAGGTTCGCGGTACGGGTCACTTCAGCTGCCTTCGGCGGGAGGTAGAGGTCGCTCAGGTTCCGGCGGTAGTGCGGAGAGTTGAAGATGCGGTGCCCGGCCCGGTGGTGGGCCGCGATCTGCTTCTCCTCCTCCGCGGAAAGCCGGTCCACGGGAGGCGTGGCGATGGCGGTGATCCGCGGGGTGAGGCCCTGGAGGGCGAGAGCGTGGATCCACACACGCATCGCAGGGTTGGTCGGGTAGGCGAGGTGGCCGGCCAGCCTTTCGGTGGTCGTCTTCGTCGTCTGGCCGATGTAGCGAATCCGGTCGTCGCGGGGGTCGGTGAGGGTGTAGATGATGCCGGTCTGCACGGGTCCTTCTCGGGTAGGGGCGGGTAGGTGCCCGGTAGGTGTCTGGTATCAGCGCAGGTCAGGCTGCGGTAGGGCGCGTAGGTAGCGGCTCCTGGGCCGGGCCGGGGGATGCCCCCCGGGCGGGCCTGGGTGGGAGGTCCTCGCGGTGGATGCCGGGGCGGTTGCGCCCGCCCACCTTCAGCTGCTGCCGGACGGGGATGTGCCAGCGCTCCAGTGTGGCCCGGAAGTTGGGCAGATCGAGACCGGCGAAGAGGCCGTGCGCCTGAGCGTGGGAGAGCAGTTCGGAGAGGTGGATTCCGTTGCGCTGGGCGATCTGCTGGTGGATCCATTCGAGGGTGGCGTCGTACACCTCTTCAGGCGTTGATCCGGGGGACTGTTCGGGCTCCTCGGGGGCCTCCTCCGGGGGGTGCTCGGTGGCCGTTCGGGGAGCGGCGCGGAGGGCCGCCCAGCACCACGCCGGGACCAGGACCCAGAGCAGTGCGGGGGCGGCGCGGATGACTCGCCACAGGAGGTAGGCCCCGGCGGCGACGATGAGGGCTCGGGCGATGCAGCCGAGGGCGGCGGCCAGGCCGGTGAGGTCGTCGCGGCGGCCAGCCCGGATCCACGCGGCGATACGCCGGGCCTGGCGGCGGGTGAGGATGCGGGCCCCGTCGACGAGGCGGCGCGCCAGATGCTGGAGGCGGGTGGTCACAGGATTCCCGCTCCCTCGATCGCGGTACGCAGCTGCTCGCCGAGTTGGTTGAGGGTGCCGGGGAGCCAGTTCAGGAGGCTGGCTACACCGGCGGTGATGCAGAGGGTGGCACCGACGAACGCCCCGCCGGTGGTGCGCTTCTTCTCCGCCTTTCCCGCCGCCTTCCACGCGATGATCACGCCGATGGTGAGGAGGAAGACGATCACCGCGCCCTCGGGGGAGAGGTTGCCGAGACTGCCCTTGGTGAGGGCGCCGCTGCTCGCCGAGCCGGTCATGGCCTGGACGCCGCGCTCACCACCGGAGTTCGCGGCCCCGGCGGAGCATCCGGCGAGCCAGCCGAGGATGCCGCCGGTGCAGGCGGTGGACACGGCTCCGAGGAGGAAGCCCTGGCCGAAGGGGATGAGCTGCTTGAACTCGCGGGTGCCCTTCCACCAGGGGCGGAAGTTGGCCCAGAGGACGGCGAGGCTGATGGCCAGGCCGGTGAGGGTCAGGCTCGTGGTGCTGGTCATCGCGTTACTCCGGTGAGCCAGGTGATGGGGTCGTAGAGGTCGATGGCGCCCATGAGGCCGACGAGGCTGATCGCGAGGAGCAGGAGGCGGCCGAGGGTGCCGCCGCTCTGGATGATCCGGATCACGGCGATGGCCAGGGGGGTGAGGGCGAGCGCGTATCCGGCGTCCTGCCCTCCTTCGGCGCGGGCTTCGGCGACGCCGGACGCCCAGAGCGTGGCGGCGCTGTGCCCGTCGAAGAGCGGCAGGGAGGCGAGGGTCAGCGCGCTGACGATCTGCCAGGGCCGGCCGATCTGGCGGACCCAGGCCCAGAGGCGTTGCCACCGGGTGGGCTCGGGCTCCGGCTCGTACGGCAGGAGCACGTGGACGTGGATCTGCGGGTCGGGCTGCCGGGGAGGCTCGGCAGCGGGGATGACCACGGCGGGCGGCGGGGGCGGGGGAGGCGGCGGGGGCGCAGCCGGGGCCGGGGCACGCCACGGAGGCACGGCCCCAGCGGGCGGGGGCCCGGGCGGCAGCGGTACTCCCCCGGGGATGATCCGCGTCGGGACGATCGGCTTGCGGGTGGTCACGGGGTGCCTCCGAGGGCGTCACGGATGTGCTGGGCGCGCTTCTGGCCGATGCCGTAGCGGGCCTTGAGGGCGCGGACGCCGGGTACGTCGGTGCCGTACTCGGCGCGGGCCTGCTCGATGAGCGGGTCGGGGTCGGGCACGTCGCGGTCGCCTTCGGGTACCTCGTCGTCTTGCTCGTCGGGTACGTCGTCCGGGCCGGGTACGGGGTCCTCGGGTACGTACTCGGCGGTGACGACCGGGCGGGTACGGGTACGGGCGGCGGCGACGGCCGGTACCGGGCGGGGTACGGCGGGACGGCAGGTGACGGACAGAAGCCGGGCTCCCTCGGGTACCACCGGGGCCGGGTCGGGTACGGGCCTGACCAGCGCCGGAACGGTGGGAGCGGTGAGGGAGTTGCCCGCGCGCAGAGCTACCCGTACCTGCGTCTCGGACACGGGTACCCCGTACTCCGTGCACAGCGCGGCGACCTCGGCCGGGGTGCCCCCGGGGTGCGCGGCGCGGACCAGATGGACCACGGCGAGCGGGTCCATGACCCGGAGCTGCGCCCCGGTGACGCCGAGCGGGGTACGCGGGTACGCCTCGCCAGGTACGGGGGTACCCGCCCACGGCGACGGTAGGGGTACGGTCGCGAGCTGACCGGAGGTACGGCGGGCGGCGAGCTGCTGAAGCAGGCGGTGACGCTGCTCGCCGTTCGTGCCGGCCCCGGAGCGGGCGACGGCGGCGGCCAGGCGGCGCCGCCGGTACCCGGACATCCAGCCGTCGGGGTGGAGCTCCAGAACGGCGGCGAGGTGCACGGCGCGGGCGGTGGCCCGGTCGCGGGTGATCTGCTCCGCGGTACGGTCCCGGGCGGCGAGGCCGAGGCGGGAAAGGAGGCGTTCGCGGAGCTCCCGGCCGATGATCGCGGGCAGCCCGGTGGACAGGGCCTCGGGGCGGGCGACGCGGATCTCCAGGCCCATGGCGAGGTGCCAGAGCAGCCCGGCGAGGACCGGGCCGATGACGGCGCGGACGGTGCCGCCGACGATGCCGGACGTGGCGTAGCAGGGGATGACCTGGACGCTGGTGATGACCCAGACGAGGACGCCCGGGACTCCGGCCGACCCGGCTGTCTCGTCGGTCGCGGTGGCGGCCTTGTTGGCGCGGGCCATGACGGCGCAGGCGAGGAGCGCGAGCTCCCCGGCCCCGAACATCAGGGCCCGCTCGGTGCTGTCGACCATGCCGAGGCGCTCCCCGGCGAACCGCCAGCTCGTGTCGCCGGAGTAGGCGGTGCACACGATGGCCCCGGCTCCGGCGACGAGGAAGGGCACGGGCGGCCAGTTGATGGCGCGGGCGGTGCGGACGGTGGCCCACAAGGTGATGCCGATGGCGGCGAAGGTGGCCGCGGTGATTCCGGCGGCCGGCCAGGGGTGGTCGACCGCCCAGGTGATGAGCGGGGTGGTGGGCACGTGCTCCTCCGGGAGCGTGGGGGCCGGGCCTGCGCTGGGGGACGCGTGCCCGGCCGGGCGGTTCAGCGGGCGGCGGCGTTGCCCGACGTGCGGGCGTGGGCGAGCGCGTTGCGGGCGTCGGCGGTGCGTGGGCCGCGCCCGTAGTCGGCGGCGGCCTGCCGGTGCAGCTCGGCCACCCGCCCGGCGGCCTTGCGGAGGAGAAAGGCGTACTCGCCGCGGGTGATCGGCCGGTCGATCGTCGGCATCAGCCGGAGCAACGCCCGCTCCAGGGTGTGGCTGGCCGGGGTGTCGTACCCGGCGGCGTCCGTCGCGTAGCGGAGGGCCAGGGCGGCACGGCGCGGGGGGAGGATCGGGCTGGCCGGCCGGATGGTGGTGAGCCGGTCGGCGATGTCGAGGAGTAAGCGGGGGGCGGTGGCCGTTTGGTCGGCGGTGGCCGCGCGGCGCAGGGCTTCTTCAGCCTGGGCGCGGTCGGTAGGGTCGGACACGGTCATACCTCCTGGTGACACAGGGGGATGGCTGGCCCCGGGCAGAGGTACGAACTCCGCCCGGGGCCGATCTGTTGGCAAGTACGACCGTAGCGACTTCCTTGCCATATGGCAATGAAGTCAGGGAGAATGGTGCCCCGTGGCCGACGACGAAGGAGGGCCCGAGATGCTGTCGTTCCGGGAGCTGGCCCGGCGCCTGGTGACCGATGGGGTGGTGGAGAAGATCACCCATCAGCGCATCTCGCAGCTGGCGAAGTCCGACGAGGGCTTCCCGCCCGTGGTGCCGGTCGGCCGGTCGAGCGCGGTGGACTACCGGCTGGCGCGCCCGTACTTCGCGGGGCGGAAGTCGAGGCAGGGGCAGCGCACCGACCTCGCGCCGAAGCCCGGGGGCGAGCAGGCGCCGCCGCAGTCGTAGGCGCTGCGGACACTGGGCCTACGTGCAGCTGCGCCGGCCGGGTGTGGTGCTCGGGCTGCCGTGACCGACGAGCCGCGGCACTCTGGTGGTATGGAGCAGGCGCCGATCGTCGTGCACCGGCCGTCGTCCACGGGCGGCCGGCGCGTCACCGCGCGCGGCCGGATCCTGGGGCTGGCCTTCACGGCTGGACGTGATGCCCTTACTCCTGCTGCAAAGACGCGCGAGCCTCTTCGACGAAGCGGCCCTGGAGCAGGCTGACCTGGAATCCGGCCTGCTCGTATCGAGCGTTTAGCTGCGGGTCCGATGGCGAGACTTGTGTCCTCGAATCGTGCAACACCTCCACCACGTCGATCATGGCACCTACCATGTTCAACGTGAGCTCCGACGTGGGCCCGTTGGCCAAGAGTGCAACACGCTGAGCTATTTCCGTGAGAGCCCGGTTACGCCTGAAGAGATCTTCAAAGTGCGCGTTGACGTTCTCTCGCTGCTCGGGTGAAGGGGACCCTTCGCTCACTAGAGAGGCTTCTCTGGTATCTCGGCAAGCGGCCTGCATCGCCTCGGCGGCTGCCAGGAACTCCTCGAAGGCTTGTTGTTGGTGATCGCGTAGCCATGAACGGTGGGCTTGATTACCTTGTAGCTTCGCCTGTCTCACGAGGCCGTGACTCGTGGCGAAGGCGGCAAGGGCTGCTCCGCCCGCGCCTGCTGCTCCCGCGATCACTGCTGCAAGTCCTGCGTCCATGACGTGAGTCTGCAACATCCCCGGGCGGGCGTGGCGGAAACAGTGAACTGAGCTCGCCGTTCTGGCAGCGCTGCGCTGGCTGGCGACAGTACGGTCCGTCCATGAACTGGGGATACGCGCGGTCGTGGACCGCATCGTTGGAGTGGGGAGACTGGCCCGCCTGGTTGGCGTGCGTTCTCGCGGGGATCGCTCTGTGGATCAGCATGAGGGCGCAGAAGGACGGGCGGCGGTCGGCGAACGCCTCAGAGACGTCGGCAACCGCCGCGCAGGAGTCAGTCGAGGAGGCGAGGCTCTCTCGCATCGCATCTGAACGATCGGCAACCGTGGCCGAGGAGACGCTCGCCGACCAGCGTCGGGAAGCAGCCGAACGGCGGGCTGCCGAAGAAGAGGCGAACCGTCCGCGGCCCCGTCTGGTCGTCGAGCGCCGATCCCGAAGCAATTTCTACCTGAGAAATCAGGGAACTGGGCCTGCGCTCAACATCACCATGAGTGAACGAGGGGCGCCCTACCTGTTTGAGCGGGTAGTCGACCAGGACCTGGCTCCGGGTGAAGCCGTCCCGTTCCGAATGGCAGCTGCTGATGCAAGGCCCATTCCTGGAACTCTGTACCTGACCTGGGACGGGCAGAGTGAGGAAGTGGCCCTACCCGTACCAAGGCTCTGAATCAGCCATACGCTGCCTGATCTAAGCCGTCCACGCCCTCCCGCATTCAGTGCACCTTACGACCGGCGCGGCACCGGCTCCTCCGTGCATGTCGAGCGGACCGGCGCACGCGGGGCAGAGCGCAGCGAGGCGTACGTGACCGTCGCCGACGTCGAGGGCCCGCTCGACCAGGTCGGCGGACGTTCGCGCGACGGCGTCGATGCGCTGCTGCTCGGCCTGGGTGAGCGGGCGCCAGGGTCCGCGTACGCCCTGGGTGCGGGCGAGAAGCCAGAGGGCGGCGAGCGGGGCGGTGCGCTGGGCACCGGTGTACCGCCACCGGCGCGGGTTCTTCGACTCCCGCAACGCCAGCTGGTTGCGGCGGAGGTCGTCAGCCTCGGCTGTACGGCGTGCGCGCGGGTCGTCCGGCCACGAGCGGCGCGGCGGGGCCGGGGTGATCGGGGCGTGCTGGACGGCGGCCGCGGTCTGGTCGGCAAGCTCCAGGAGGCCGGCCTCGACCGTGACCATGGTGTCGAGGACGTCGAGGCGCAGGGGTGCGGCCGTCCACCCGGGCTGGGCGGGGTCGCGCTCCAGGGCGCGGAGGGCTTCGGCCCGCCAGGTGGCGGCCTCAGCCTGCTCCTCGTCCTGGTCGCGGGCGCTGATGATGCCGATGCCCATGGTGGGGGGCCAGGTGGTGCCGCGGGTGGCGAGGTGTTCGCGGAGGTCGCGCCAGTGGTGGGCGATGGTGAAGAGGTGGCGCTCGGTGGGCGTGTGGGTGGTGGTGGTCATCGGGCGCTCCGGGGTGCGGTGGGGCTATCGTGATGATCACCTGGGGGCGCATCCGGTCTTGGCGGACGGTGGATGTGCCCCTGCTGCGTGCTCAGGCGTTCCTGCGGGGCGTGGCGGTCGGCTCGGCGCGGTCAGGGGCCGGCGCTTCGTGGTTGCCGTTGGGCCAGGTCGGGGAGAGCAGGTCGATCACCTGCTTCGGGTTCACGCCCGTGCTGCCGGAGGCGACGACGTACGCGCGCATCGCGTCCACGGTGCGCTTGATCGCGGCCTCGGCCCGGTCCGCGCGGGCCTTCTCGGCGAGGTACTCCTTGAACTCGGTGACGACGGTCTGGTCGCCGGGGCTGAGTACGGTTCGCGCGTCGTTGCCGCAGCGGCCGGTGGGCTTCGGGTCGGTCATGGGTTCCTCGAAGGTGAGCTGGTGGGATCCGGCGGTGCCGTGACCGCCGTTGAACTTGCGGGCGCAGGTGGGGCCGATGCCAGCCGCCCTCGACTCGGGGTCGAGGAGCGGCCGGCTGCACACCCCGCAGGTGTCGGTCACAGGGCCAGAGACCCCATCCAGGTGGCGAGCTCCTCGGCCGTCTCGCTGTTCGCGCGGACCAGCTGCTCGCGTTCACGGAGCAGATCCTGGACGGCGGCCCAGCAGTCGATCGGGTCGGACGTCGGCCCGAGGCTGCGGATCTCGGAGAGCCGCTCCGGGGTCAGGTCAGACACCGGCGGTCTCCCGGGCGCGCGCTGCCGCCTTCCGTGCCGCCGTGCACAGCCCGCAGTACGACGTCCCGTCCTCCTGGAACTTGCCGTGCACGGCCTGGTCGTGGCCGTGTGCGCAGCGCTCGGGCGGTGCGGTGCCGCCGGTCAGGTACCGGAGCTGTTCGGGGGTCTTCTGCCGGCCGGGCTCGTCCTCGACGTGGTCGGGGGCGACGCAGTGGTGGTAGTCGCACTCGGGCAGGACGTAGCCGACGGGTTCGCGGCCGGTGCGGATGCGGAAGGCGACGGAGGCCGCGGTGACGAGCGTGCCCCTGTACGCGAGCACGGGCGTCCCGGAGCTGCTGCCCCGGGAGCCGGTCCAGTGGACGTGCCCGCCGTCGATCTTGCGGGTCTTGGTGGCCCACTTCTCTTCGAGGGTGAGCGGCTGCTGCTGGACGTTGGGCAGGCCGAGTTCGCGGCGGATGCGGGCGACGCGAGGCTTGTCGACGCGGAGCTCGCGGACGATCGCGCCGTTGGATGCACCGGCCTGAAGGCGGGCGGCGATGTCGTTGTCGGAGGCGTTCACCGGCCGTCACCAGTCTCGGCGGTGGCGGTGTGAGCGTCTTCGGCGGCGAGGGACCGGCGGATGGTGGCGAGGTGGGCGTCGATCTCGGCGGCGAGGTTCTGCTCGGCGCGGCGGCGGGCGGCTTCGTCGCCCTGAAGGAGGCCCTGCGCGAGTCCGAGCTGTGCCTGTAGGCCGATGGTCTTGTGCTGCTCGGCGCGGAGGCGGCGGGTGGTGGTGAGTCCGAACATGGTGGGGTGCTCCTGGCGGTGTGCCGGGGGCGGGCCCTCGCGTAGGGCCCCAAGTCCGGTCGTACGGAGGGATGGGTCAGCGGCTGCGGGCGATGCTGTCGAGGTACTTCGCCATGACGTGGTTGTGGCGGGCGTCGGCGATGGCGTTGTGATGGCCGGCCTCCTGCTGCGGCAGGTCGGCCGGGGCCAGCCCGAGACGCTTCGCTTCGGTGACCAGGTCGTCGGTCTGCATGGGCAGGCCAGCGGGGAGGTTGGACATGGGACCGAAGAGCTGGGCGTAGGCGACGTGGTCGTACGCGGAGTAGTACGCCCAGAGCTGCGGGTCCGGGGTCTCCAGGATGAAGCGTTCGACCATGCGGGCGATCTGGGCGCGGGGGTGGACGTCGGGGTCGGTGACGTCGATGCGGTCCATGCCGCGCATGCCGGGCGGGTTCTTCAGGATCGGGAGGGACGGCCAGACGTTGGCCATGAGCCAGCCGTGCCGACGAACGGCGCCCTGGTCGAACTGGGAGGACACGGCGTAGAGCTCGCGGCCGTCCTCGGCGACCATGCCGATGCTGATGAGGTCGATGGTGCGGCCGTCGTCGAGGAACTCGGTGTCGTAGAAGATGCGCATCAGGTGGGCTCCTGGGTGGTCTTCGGTACGGGCAGGCGGTCGAGGGCGTCGCCGATGTCGTCAGCGATCTGGCGCCACCGGGCGGCGAGCCCGGGGGCGGTGGTGTCACGGGCCCCGGCGGCGACGAGGAGCGCCTCGACGATCTCGGAGGCATCGGACGCGCCGCCGGGGAGGCGGAGGAGCGCGGCCATCAGAACGGGGGCTCGTCGCTGTGGCCGCGGGCGTTGTCGATGGCCCACGGGTCGTCGGCAGGGGGCTGAGTCGGGCGGGACTGCTGCGGTCGGCCCTGGGCCTGTCCGCGCGGCTGGCTGGCCCCCTGCCCGCCGTTCTGCGCGGGGGCGGCCTTAGTGACCACTGCGGTCGCGAACGCCAGGTTCGGGGCGATCGAGCGGATCAGCAGCGCCGTCCGCTCGTGCTTCTGACCGTCCTTCTCCCACGACTCCGTACGCAGCTCCCCGGACACCAGCACCTCCATTCCCTTGGCCAAGGTCTCGGCGGCGTTCTCCGCCAGGCGCTCCCAGACCGTCCCCCGCACGTACAGGACGTCGCCGTCCTCCCACTGCTGGGTCTGCTGGTTCAGCCGGCGCGAGTTGAACGCGAGCGGGATCGAGGCGACGGCCTTCGAGGACGGGGTGAAGCGGAGCTCGGGGTCCGCGGTGAGGCGGCCGACGCCGGTCAGGGTGGGCAGTGCCATGGATCTCTCGTTTCTCCTGCGCGCGAACCGGATCCGAACCGGTTCACGCGGTGGGTATCTATCGCTTGGTGATCTTGAGGTTGGGGAGGTTGGTCCAGGTGCCGGTGATGAGGCCGGTGGTGATCGCGACGAGGGCCACGAAGGCGACGATGATCACTGGGGGCGGTTGTTGATGGTGGTGGCGAGCTTGTGGGCGGCCTCCTGGATGGCCTGGCGGTTGTCGAGCTCGGGGCCCCAGTCCTCGGCGATCTCGTGGAGGAGGTTGGCGAGGAGACGTCCGGTCTCGGGGGCCATGGCGGCGATGTAGGCCGCGTCTTCCTCGGCGATGTCGGGGTCCTGGAAGACGACGATGTCGGCGTCGCCGTCGGTGGGCTCGATGCCGATGGTGTTGTACGAGCCGTCGCCTTCGGGGTGGGTGTCCCGCTCGCGGGCGACACGCCAGCTGGTGCCGCACGCGGCGGTGTGGAGGGCTTCGAGGTCGAGGACGGCTTCGCGGATTTCGTCTTCGGGGTCGCGGGGACCGCAGTCGGGGCCGGTGCAGTTCTCCCGGACGCCGACGTGGGTGGTGAGTCCGCCGTGGTCGGGGTGGGGGCCCTGGTGGGTTGTGTGGTCGGTCATCGGTTCTTCTTCCGTCTGTGGTCGGAGAGCTGGGTGACTCCGGTCGGGAGGGCGGTCTGTTCCTGGCGGGCGGGGCAGGTGGCGATGTGGGGGAGGTGGAGGCGTTCCCAGCCGGTCAGGGGGAGGTCGGCGGTCGGGCGGCGAGACCGGAGGACGCCGGTGCCGTCGCGCCAGACTGCGGCGTTCCCGGTCGGGTCTGGGTCGGGATCGACGGCGAGGCGGCGGCCGGCCTCGGTGCGGGTCCAGCGGATCGGTTTCCGGCAGTCGGGGCAGTGGGTGGCTGGTGGGGCCATGGCGGGGTCCTGTGGGTGGCGGTGTGGACTGTGTCGGCCTCGGTGATGCGCTCGGGGTGCGGTGCAGCGAGCGGGACGCGTACGGCGACGGGGGTGGTGAAGCAGGCGTGCCCGGGGGCGGCGGCGCAGACGGGGCAGGTGGTGCTCTGGATGACCCAGGTGGTGCGGCGGGCGTCGTGGGTGCGGTTGCGCTGCTCGCGGCCGGTGGCCGGGTTGGTGCAGAGCTGGCCCTGCGGGGCCGAGCACCAGGAGCAGCGGACGGCCATCTGCGGGAAGCGGGTGGTACGCATCAGGTCTCCTCGGTGGTGACGGCCTGGGCGGCGAGCGCGGCGGTCGCGGCGCGGATTCGGTCCTCGGCGGCGCGGGCCTCGTCGGGGTCGACCGGGGGAAGGCCGGCAGCGCGGCGCTTCGCGTCGTCAAGGCGGGCGGGATGGACGTCGCGCATGCGGCGGCCGCGGACTTCGCAGCTGGTGCCGGGCAGGGCCTGGCAGACGCGGCACGGGATTGCCCGGGGGTTGACGACGCCGTCGCGGGCGGTGGGGATGCCTTGGCCGACGGCGGCCCGGACGGCGGCGATGCGGTTGGTGTAGGGGCCGGGGTCGCCGGGCGGGAGGGCGAGGCGGTCGGCGGTGCCGAGGGCGGCGGCTGGTGTGCGGGGCGGGAGGTGGCCGTTGGCGGCGGCGGCGATGAGGGCGCGGCGGGACGCGGCGGACTGGGCGCCGGTCTCGTCGGGGTCGCCGTCGTAGACGACGTGCGCCAGCTCGATGCGCTCCTCGCGGCGAGCCTTGATCTCCTCGACGATCTCGGCGGGGCTGATCCAGGGCTGGCGGCGGGCTACGGCGATGACGGCGGTGCGGGCTTCGTCGACCGCGTACGGCTTGAGGATCTCGCCCCAGACGTCGGGGGTGTACTCGCCGAACTTCTGCGCGGGGCAGGCCGCGGCGACGTACTCGGCGATCTGTACCGCTTCTTCTTCGGTCACGGGGTCTGTCCTTCCTGGTGCTGGGCGGCGCGGGCGGCGGCGCGGGCGCGGGCCCGGTCGAAGACGGTTTCGCCGGAGGGCGGGCCGGGACGGTGTGGCGTCGGACCGGCGTTCATGACCTCGTTGACGACGGAGGGCAGCGTCGAGGGGTGGAGACCCTTGGTCATCCAGGTGGCGATGCCGCGCCGGATGGTGTCGGGGTGGATGCGGTCCTCATCGAGGAGGACGCGGATCTCCTTGGAGAGCTGGCCGATGACGCGGGACGGCGGGCGGTCGGAGCAGCGCTCCAGCCATTCGCCGACGATCGTCTGGGCGGTGACGGTCTCGGGCTCCTCGGCCGCTGGGTCGTCGAGGACCTCGGCATCAACGACGTCGTCTGGTGCGGCCTGTGCGTCAGCCGATGACGACGTGTCGCGAGAAGAGAGAGGTCTTGTAGAGAGAGGAGAGAGAGTAGGCGTCCGGGATTCCCTGACACTGACGTCCGGGATTTCCTGACACTGAGACTCGTCAGTGTCCGCGTTTCCCGGACACTGGGAATCTGGGTCAGTGTCCGCAGAATAGGGACGCTGAGACTCGTCAGTGTCAGGAGTTTCCGGACCCTGAGCGTCAGTGTCCGGGTTCTCCGGATGCTGAGGAACCTCGTCAGTGTCCGGAGAACCCTGACCCTGGCCATCGTTCCCAGCGTCCGGAAGTTGCGGACGCTGAAGCGGCAGGATCATGTACTTCGCCGTGCCGTTCTTCTGGCCGGCGGAGACCCGCTTGAGGCAGTCCTTCGCGATCAGCGCCTTGATCACGGCGTAGATCTGAGCGCGGGAGACCTGTGCGCGGCGGAGAATCTTCTCCGACTCGACACTGGACCAGGTGATCCGGGTCGAGTCCCGGGCGTCGTCGGCCAGCACCGCGAGGGCGAGCTTCTCGCGGTGTGTCAGCGTCGTCGGCGCGTAGTCCAGCACCTCGACGTACAGGCGGCCGCCCACAGGGCTCCTTCGGGATGGTGCGGGGTGCGGCCGGGGTCACCGGCCGCACCAGAGGGATCAGCGGTGTGTGGGTGCGCCGTTCAGCACGGCCATCGGGACGTCGGAATCGATGAGCGTCCGGATGTCGGCGAAGGCCGCGGCGAGGACATCGCCGGGGCGCTCGATCTTGAAGCCGAGGCGCAGCTCGCCCTTCGCCTTGTCCAGGCGGTACTTGAAGCGGGCGATCACCTTGTAGGGCTCGGTGCCCTCGAAGGGCCGCAGGGCCAGTGTCAGCGTCGCCGGGATGGTGATGTCGCCCTTGTGGCCGGCCTTCCCGGTCTGCTCCTCGACGTACGAGAACTTCCTGGCACCGGAGTCGAGCCGCTGGGACGACTGGAACTCGGCGGAGGTGGTCACCTCGAATGACTCGGCGAGCTCCAGCATCGTGGCGGCCGTCGGCTCGACCAGGTCGACGAGGTTGTCCTCGATGAACTCGGCGAACTGGCCCTGCGGGACCAGCTGGCCGTCCATGGAGGTCCAGGCCCGCCAGGCGGACGTCTCGCGAAGGTGGAGTTCGACGCGGTGACCGCCCCAGCGGGCGTCCTCGTCGGTGTGGGCGTCGAGGACCGCGGTGATGGTGCGGCGCTCGACGTCTGCGTACACCTCGGTGTTGCTGTCGCCGTGCTTGTCGAAGTAGGCGAGGAAGGAGTCGACGTCGCGGACCAGGGTGGTGCCGGACTTCCGGGCCGGGACGCCGGTGTGCTCGGGGCCGGTGAGGTCGACCTTCTGGACGCCGCCGCCCGGCGTGACGAGGGTGTAGAAGTTCCCGGGTTCGAGCTGGTGGGGCTGGGCGGCGCGCATGGCGACGTCGATGATGGCCCGGGTGCCGTCGTTACCCTCGAAGCGGGCTTCGAGCGGGGTGGAGTACGTCATTACTTGGCGCTCCTGAGCTGGGTGGGGGCGGGTGTGGGCTCGACCTCGCGGAGGCCGGTGATGACTGGCTGGCGCGGGTCGGTGCGGGAGAGATTGCCGGTGTCGTCGACGAAGAAGATCGACTTCGGGCGCTCGGTGCGCGGGACCTTCGAGGTGACGGTGTCGGTGACCGTGACGGTCCGGCCGTCGGTGCCCGCGATCGGCTTGACGTCGATCTTCAGCGCGATGGCCCCGGCCTTCCCGGTTTCGCGCACGGCCTCGATGAGCTCGTGCAGCCGGGTGGACAGCTCGTCGTGCAACAGGCCGCCGGACTGTTCCTGAAGGAACGCCGCGAACGGGCGGACCGCGCGCTCCTCGGTCTCCTCGACGGCGGGCTTCGTGGTGCTCATGACTTCCTTTCGTGCACTGTTCGTTGTGCTGCTCGGTAGGTGTGGGCGGCGGACCGGCGCTTGCCGGAGGACACCGCCCGCTGGTCGATGAGCGCGGACGCGCTCTGGGGCGATGGGGTGGCCCAGGCGCCCGCCGGCCAGCCGGGGCCAGGCGGTGGTTCCGGCCGCCCTCGGAGGGCTGACGGGGTGTGCGCGGGGCAGCGGAGGCCGGTCAGGTATGGGCGGAGCCGCTCCAGCGCAGGCAGTACCGGCGTTCAGCGCCGATCCAGTGCGCGCACTCGGGCGGGGCCTCCGTCACCGTGCTGTCCTTCCGGAGTTGGTGGGTGGTGGCCGGGTGCGCGGACGGAGCGGGTCAACGCCCGCGCACCCGGAGTCAGGCGGCGCGCTGCTGCTTCGGCGGCGGGCCGGTCCGGGTCGCCAGCTCGAACCGCTGCTTGCCGGACCTTCCGCCCCGGATTCCGTGGCGGCTTGATGCCCCCAGTCCGCGCTCCTCAATGAGGGCGGCCTCCAGGCACGCGTCGCGGATCGGACAGCGGAGGCAGGTGGTCTTGGCCTCCGTTCGGTCGGTGTTCGCCGCGCTGGTACGGCCCTCCGGAAACCACGTGTCGGTGTTGCAGCCGAGGCAGGCGGCGCGGCCCCAGGGGACGTCGGTCGGGGTCATCGGGTGCCGTCCTCTCCGGTGTGGACCGGGGCGTCGGGCCAGATGCCCCAGCAGTCGATGAGGTCGGCGGACGGGCCACCCGGCTCGGTCTCGATCTCTGCGGTGGCGATGGCGGCACGGAGGCTGTCGAGGCCGGTGGCGAAGTCGTCCTCGTCGGTGAGGGAGACGTACGCGATGCGGAACAGGACGCCCGCGCCCGCGATCGTGGCGGCCCAGGCGAGAACGAGGCCGATGACGACCCACTCGACGAGGTTCATGCACTCACCGCCGTGATGGTGTCGACCCAGGCGAGAGCCTCGGCGTCGAGCTGCTGGCGGGCCCGGGTCACCGCGACGTAGGCGAGGCGACCCTCCTCGCGCGGGAGGAGGATGTGCCCCGTCTCGGGGTCCGGCTTCGGGGCCCGGAAGTCCGAGTGGATCCGGACCGCGGGCCACTCGCGGCCCTTCGCCTTGTGCGCGGTCGAGACGACAAGTTCCGCACGGTTCTCGGAGACGAGAGCATCGGCGGCCGTGAGGATCGGCCCGGTGCCGTGCTCGTTGATCAGCTTCACGAGCACCTTGAGCGAGCCGTCTTCCTCTTCGGCGTACTCGCACACCGCGTCCCAGCTGGGGAAGCCCATGAGCTCCGGATGGTCGGTCGGCTGCCCGGACTGGAGTGCTTCGGCGGCCCAGGCCAGGGCCTTGATGTCTCCGCCTCCGCCGACGAGCGCGACCTTCCGGCCGGCGGCCAGGCCCTCCATCACGATCCCCATCGCGCCGCTGTTGCTGCGGCAGAGGATCGCGTCCGGGGTGCTGACGGGGCCGACGGAGGAGTTGGCCTGGTCGTAGCCGGTGAGGCGGAGGGGGGCGTCGATGACGCGGAGCCACCGGTTTGCCTCGGCCGCGATGGCCGGGCCGAACCGGAAGGACTGGCTGAGCGTCAGTTCGGGTGCGCCCAGGGTGCGTACGAACTTCTGGAGGGCGTCGTTCGCGCCGCGCCAGCTGTAGATCTGCTGGGCGGAGTCGCCGACCGCGATCCGCTGGGCGTGGTCCTGGTCCAGGAGGACGGCGGACAGCACGTCGTTGGTGTCCTGCGCCTCATCGAGGAGCACCACGTCCGTGGCCAGCTTCGGGCCGGACAGGGCCCACATCTTCAGGTAGTGGTCGTGGGACAGCTTGAGCATGCCGGTGTCGTCGGTGAGATCGGCCCACGCGGCGAGTGCCACGGGGAGGACCAGGGCTAGGAGCTCGGTGCGGGGCTGCTCGCCGGTGAGGCCGTCGTACTGCGGGACGTGCCACTTCTGGATCTCGGGGTCGGCGCTGTGGCACCAGCGGGTGATCGTGTCGAGCGCCGCCCGCATGATCATCTTGCCCGTCATCGGCTTCCGAGGGCCGATGTCCGTCGGGATGGACGGGGTCGCGCCGATGATGCCGAGGATTTCCTTCACACCGAGGGCCTGAGCGGCCTGGTGCGCGGTCTGGCGAGGACCGAAGAGCCGCTCGTTGTACCGGGGATCGAAGGCCAGGCCGTGACCGGTCTTGCACAGCACGGTCGCAGGGAAGGAGCGCGAGGCCTCGGCCGCGATGGCCTTGTTGTACGCGATGTAGGTCATGTTCCGGCGCGGGTCGCTCTTCGCAATCATGTTCAGCGTCGAGCTCTTCCCGCATCCTGCGCCGGCCTGAAGCACGAGGTCGATGCCGTCGCCGTAGGTGTCGATGGCGTCGCGCTGCTCGGGGGTGGGGTCCACCACTGGGTGTTCCTCCTCTCTGGGGTGGTGCGGGCCCGGCCGGAAGTCGGCGGCCGGGCCCGCAGTCAGTGGTGGATCAGGTGGTGGCGAGCTGGTCCGCGAGGCCCTGGACCATCGCGGCGAACTCATCGGCCGGGTTGTCGAAGTCCCCGTACGCGCTGAGGGTGTCGAGGAGCGCCGCGGCCTCGTCGAAGGTGAGCTCGTTGGCGGTGGCGACCTGGCGGCCGATGATGAGGCCGGTGGCGCGGAGCCGGTCCTCGCGCGCTTCCTTCGCGCCGAGGCCGACCTTGGCGAAGCAGGCGTGCATCATCCGCATCTGCGGAGCCGTCACCACCCCGGTGACTGGCGTGCTCGGCTGGGCAGTGGCGTTGCCGGTGCTCGGGGTCGAGTTCTCCGGTGCCTTCTGCGGCGAGGGCTTGAGCGCCGTACCACGGGCCTTGATCAGGTCTCCGAGCGTGAACATCACCAGGTCGCGGCCCTCTTCGACCATTCGTTCAACACCGAGCCACCCGCCGGCCTCGGCCCTGCGGTGCAGCTCGATCGCCCGGTCGTAGGTCATCGACTCGTCGGCGAGGAGGCTGGTGACTACGTCGCCCAGGCGCTCCCGCAGCAGGACGTCCAGCGTGGTCGGCTCGCCGCTCTCGGGGTGAAGGACACCGGCCTGGCGCAGGTTGCGGCGGGCGGCATCGGCGGAGAGCTGGAGGACGGCGTCGAGGGTGAGTTCGTCGGCGGCCGCCGCGTCCACGATCGCCGCGACCGGGTCGACGCCCTGGCCGAGTTGGTCGAGGATCGTCTCCCCGATGTCCTCTCCGGGGTGGTGGATGGAGAGGCCGTCGAGGGGCGTGTACCGGGTCTTGGTGACCGTGGCGGTGCCCTCGATCATGTCCATCACGACGTCGAATTCGTACTCAGCGCCTTCGCGCTGCACTGCCTTGACTCCGACCTTGGTGACCTTCTTGCCCTCGATCACGTAGTCGCCCTTGGTGCGCATCGTGACGATGAGGTGGCCCCGGAAGTTCAGGATCGCGTCGAGCATCTGCTGCTCGATGGGGTTGCCGGTGCGCCAGCCGCCGAAGGTGCCGCCGCTGCCCGCCTTGGCCCCGGCGGTCTCGACGATCTCCAGGAGGCCACCCTTGCCGTTCCAGAAGTGGCTGTAGGAGTCGATGATGAGGACCTCGACGCCGATCTCCTCGGCCTGGCGGACGAGGTCGATCAGGTGCCGGGGGTCGTGGGTGTCCATCTCGACGTGCTTGAAGCGGTGGCCGCCGAGGTCCGGCCGTCCGGGGACGGGGGCGTACTTCTTGGCGGAGCCGCGCTCGGTGTCGGCGAGGGCGACTACGCCGTTCTTCGCGAGCCCCTCGGCCAGGCGGAGCGCGGTCTTCGTCTTGCCACACCCGGCCGGGCCCTGGATTGCGATGCGAGCCTTCGCGGTCTCGCGGGTGGCGTCGGTGAAGGTGAAAGTCGTCACGTGTTGCTCCGGTGGTCGCGCTGCTGCGGGGTGGTGGTGAGGCGGCCGTTGGTGGTGGCGGTGATCAGCCACTCGGCCACGTCGCGGACCGCGCCGAACCGGGCGGTACGGCGGCGCTTCACCGCGTTGGAGTCGGTCGGCTTCTGGCCGTACATCTCGGTGGCGCGGGCGAGGACGCCGGCGGACAGCTCCGCCCCCGTCTCGCTCTGGAGCTCGCCGAGGAGGTTCGAGGCCTCCGTGGCGGACATGCCGCCCCGGACGAGGCCCTGGTAGGCCCGCGAGTAGGCACTCATCGGCCACCGCCGACGCGGAGCTCGGCGAGCGCGGACCCGAACGCGGCGCAGTCGAAGGAGCAGAACAGGCGCTTCGGCTCGCTGCTCCCGACGACCTCGATCACGACCCAGCCGGGGATGCGGCGCACCCCGCCGGGCTGGGCGCCACAGCCGGTGATCGTGCACCGGGTAGTCGTCTGCACGGCACGCGGCGGCTTCGGCTCGCCGACCAGGCCACCGTTCCAGGCCTGCGCGGTCGTCTTGGCTGCCATCAGGCACCGTCCTTGGGCTGGGCGAGGAGGAAGTACCGGCCGTCAGCGGGGCCGTGGGCCGTGAGAAGGCCGCGGGCGGCGAGGATGTTCAGGTCGGTCCGGGCGTTGTGGCGTCGGCCGCGCTTCGGGTAGCCGAGGCCCGCGTACACCTGCTCCGCGCGCCCGGTCTGCCACCGGGTACCGGGGTCATCGTGGACGTGGGCGAGCAGCTGCTGAGCCCGGTAGCTGAGCGCCGGAGCTCCCCAGGTCCCGGCGTCGATGCGCGCGACGATCTCGGCGCGCTCTTCGGCGGCGTCCGCGCACTGCACGCACAACCAGCCGTCACCGCGCCGAACCCAGCCGCGCCCCTCGGCCTTCGACGACCACTCCCCCTGGGCACAGCGGGTAGCAGAGCAGCCGATGAACTCTCCGAGTGCCTTGCACTCCAGAGCCACGGCGCGGATGCCCTCGACCAGCCGCTCGGCGATGCTCTCGACCGTTGCGTCCGGCCCGTACTCCTCGGCCAGGTACTCCGCCGGGCAGGCGCGAAGGATGTTGTCGAGGTCAGCGAAGACGCTCATCCGCGCTCACCGCCCTGCGCGGCCGCGACCGGCTCGCGGACCGGGTGGAGCGGGCCGACCAGGTCGACGATGGCGGCGAGCGTGCACCTCTCGGATCGGCCGTCCAGCGACAGCAGCGGCATCCCCTCGGCGTTCTCGCCCTGGAAGTACCAGATGTCTCGCTGGGCGTCCTCTTGCGGCAGTGCCAGGTCGTAGAGGATTCCGGAGTGCCGGTACGGGCGGCGGGCCCGCGCCTGGTCGACGAGCTGGAGCTCCGGCAGGTCGTACGCCAGCACGCTGACCGGCACGTCGCCGATCGTCGTCCGGCCGCACACCACGTAGTCGAGGCCGGTCAGCTGGTGCTCGACGATGCCGAGCGTCGACATCCACCCAGCCCACCGGGACAGTTCGGCGATCTGGAGGCTGATGACTACGGTGTCGCGGTCGGCCCGGACGCCGACGAAGTCGGGCTCGGTGGCGTAGGTGGCGCGGACGACGTCGACCAGCTGGGCGGCGCGCTTGCACGCCGCGTCCCAGTCGGTGGCCTGCTGCTCCAGCTCCGTCGGCTCCGGCGGAGCGGGCTGCGTGGCGGGTGCGACCGGCGCCCATCCCTGCGGGGTCCGGCGGAGGACCGTCCCGAAGGTGCGCTCGGGGTCGACCAGGAGGCCGGCCCCGTCGAGAGCGTGCCCGATGGAGCTCGCGACGTCGCCGTCACCCGCGAGGTGCTCGCGGATCAGGGCGGTTGCGGCGGGGAGGTTCTTGTTCATGCTGCCACCGCCAGGCGGCGGCGCATCGAGGCGATGCCCCGGTGCGTGAGCTGCTTGACACTGCCTGGAGTCCATCGCATCAGCGCGGCGGTCTCCGGCACGGACAGCTCGCCGAGGTAGCGGTACTGGATCGCCCCGTACTGCTCGGGGGTGAGCACCAGGAGCGCGGCGTGAACGGTTTCGGCTGCCTCGAAGGCGGCGAGGTCGCGCAGCCCGTCGTCCTCGGCGCTCGTCGAGACGGCCTCGGCATTCAGTGCGTCCCCGATGGCGACCTCCATGCGAGTCCGCATGGCCTTGAAGTGGTCGTTGATCAGGTTCTTCGCGATGGTCACCAGCCAGGCGGCGAATTCGCGACCCTGCCAGGTGAATGTCTCGATCCGGCGCAGGGCGCGGAGGAACGTCTCGCTGACCAGGTCCTCGACGAGATGCACGTCACGGACGCGGCCCCGGATGTACCGGGACACCTCGGCGTGGTGCTCGTTGTAGAGGGTGGCGAATGCCTCCCGGTCGCCGCTGCGGGCGAGGGCGAGGAGCTCCGGCTCCCGTCCCGCTCCCGGCGGGGTGATCTTGGGGCTAGCCTGTGGTTTCACGGCCTGCCTCCGTTCTCTGGGTGAGGTTGGGTCTGGGGTCGTCCGGTACTTGGCGGTGCGGGCGACCCCGCGGTGTGTCAGGCGGAGATCTGGGTGCGCTGCTCGCGCATCCCGTCGAGAACCGCCCTCGGGTCGAAGCGGCGAGACCGGCCGACGTAGTGCAGGCCCGGCCACAGCCGACCCGCCTCCCGCGCGGCCTTGATCTGCGCGTCAATCCAGCTCGGCGACTTCCGCAGGAACGCGGACAGCTCGCGCTGGTCGAGCAACTGCTCCGGCAGCGGGGCGGCCTTCCGCGCCGCCGACTTACCGGAAACCGCAGTCACGGATCTGCTTGTAGATGTAGATTCCACGACCGTGAAGAAGACCGGCTCGAAAAGCGCGGTGACCTCCCGGCCGAGAGCCTGGGCGATGAGCTCGGCGGCCCGCTCGGAGCAGTCCTCGCGGGCGCTCTTGCCGGTCCCGGCGATGAAGCCGACGTACGCGGGCGAGAGGCCCTTGCCCGTCGGGTCCAGCTCCTTCGTTCGGGCGGCGAGGTGCGGGATGTCCAGCCCGGCCGCCTTTATGGCGGCCCGGAGCGGGGCTCCCTTGTCCAGTCGTCGCATGGTGATCCTCCGGCGCGTGGCCGAATAGGGGTTACGCGGGCCGTTCTGACCTGCGATGTCTACAGTCTGCATGTAGATGCATATCGAGTCAAGGGGGCTTGCTGGGGGTGAGGGCAAGCCCAGTGGGGGCGCACGGGGGTTTTGTAGGTACGCCGGTGCGCGGTCAAATACGGGTCAACGTCGCGCGATCTACTTGCGGATGTAGATGCAGATGCGCGATTCTGCCGTGTGTGACTACAGGCCCGAACAACCCCGGCGACCACCGCGTGCGCGCCGCCGAGGACCCCGCCCCCACCGGCGAGGACCTGGCAGCACTACTCACCCGCCTCCTCGAGGAGACGGGTGACAAGACGCAGAAGGAGTTGGCGGAGGCCGCCGGCATCAAGTACCCCACCTTGAACGCGTGGATGAACCGCACGCGCGGAACGTCTCGGATTAACCCGGACGACCTCCGTGCGCTGACGAACATCCTGCGCGGCTGGGGTGCCAACGTCGTCCCCCGCCAGCTCTTCGAGGCAGCCGGGCGCCCCGTCCCGGGCCCCACCGACGAAGAGCGCGAGCAGCGCCTTCTCGACATCTACCGCCAGCTCCCGAGCAAGGGGCAGCGCGCGCTCATTCAGTCTGCCGAAGCCATGCTCGCGGGCGCTCGCGCCTCGTAGCTTTGGGCAAGGGTTGCCTAACAGAGAGAGGATTTCAGCCTTCCGAATGCATATGCGGAAACGCCTTCACGACCCCTGCACACAGATGTAACGTTCAACATCCGCTGTCCTCCCGTAGCGGGCCTACCGCATTTCTGCGAAGCCCTGGGGGATATCTGTGTGCACTCTCATCGCCGTAGCCGACAACGCCCAGTCGGAGACCGCCATTTGGGACCCGGACGAGATCACCATCACCGTCCAAGGGGGCACCCACCACCACGACCTGATCAGAGAACTCGCGGCGCTCCTGGCCGACCTCGGCGCACCCACCACGACCGGCGGCCTCACCTGCTTCTGCGGCGACCCCATCACCATCCCGCAGACCGCCATCGCCGCCGGCCCGCTCTGATCAGGAGTACGCCGTGCCCAAGACGACGACCCCACCACGAAACCCGCGCCCCAACCCGTCGATGAAGTGCGGGTGCCCGCCCTGCCTCGCGAAATACCCCGGCGACCGCCCGCCCACCGCCGAGCACATCGGCTCGTGGGAGGCCCGGTACACAGACCCGCAGGGCAAGGGCCGCAGCAAGAACTGGCCCACCGAGACCGCGGGCATCGAGTTCCTGGAGCAGGTCCGCACGGAAATGCGCCAGCGGACATGGCTCGACCCAGCCCGCTCCGAGATCACCCTGTGCGCCTGGCACCGCCTGTGGTGGCCGACCCAGACCGGCGAGGAGACCACTCTCGACCGGGACGGTCGGAGCTACCGCAACCACATCGAGCCGCACTGGGGCAAGACGAAGCTGTACGAGTTCAGCTGGCTCGGCATCCAGACCTGGGTCAACGGCCTGCACGACGCCAACGGGGGACCGCTCGCCGCGTCCTCCGTGGTGAAGGCGTTCCAGATCCTCGACCGGATGCTGGAGGCCGCCAAGCTCGACCGGCGCCTCCCCTTCAACCCGGCCGAGGGCGTGAAGCTCCCCCGGGTGAAGAAGAAGCACCCCGAGGACCGGCGGCCGCCGACGTACGCACAGCTCTGGCTGATCCGCGCGAACCTGCCCGACTACATGCACGCACTCCAGATCGTGGCTCAGGAGACCGGACTCCGGTGGGGCGAGCTGGCCGGTCTCCGCTGGTGCTGGGTCGACTTCAAGGCCCGGCGCCTGCACGTACGGGAGGTACTCACCGAGGTGCGCGGGAAGATCAAGCGCAAGGCCTACCCCAAGTCTGACGCTGGCCTGCGCACCGTGCCGCTTACCGGCCTGGCGTGCCGAGTCCTGCGCGAACTCTTCGCCGAGGAGCCGGACGCCAGCACCGCAGTCTCCGATCCGGTCGACGGCCTCTGCGAGAACGAGCTCGTGTTCCACGGACGCAACAAGAAGAGCCGCCAGGGGCAGCCGTATCGGGCACCGATCCGACGGTCCGCGTTCCGGCGGCTCTGGATCAAGGCGATCAAGGCTGCCGGGGTCGCGCGGATGAAGGTCAAGAAGTTCTGGGCCGAGGAGCCGCACCCGGAGACCGGCCGGATGCGGAAGGTACAGAAGGAGCGGACTGACTACTGGCCGGACTTTCACGACCAGCGGGACGCGTACGCGTCGCGGCTCCACGACCGCGGGGTGCCGGAGGTGATCGTGCAGGAGGTTCTCGGGCACGAGAGGGCGGGCAAGGTCACGTGGCTCTACACCCACGCGGCCGCGGACTTCGCCGGCCAGGTGCTCGCGGCGCTGGAGAAGAAGAAGCCGGGGCGGACGGGTACGAAGCGTCCGTTGCGCCTGGTCGCATAG